ACAAAAGTGGACAGTCTAAAGTTCTTTCGTGACCACGTTATCGTATCCGAAATGAGTTTTGAGGATCGTATCACCAATGGTGGTATCATCTTAATGAATGATGATAAAAAGTCTGCAGGTATTCGTCCACGCTGGGCAAAGATTTATGGTCTAGGCCCAGATCAAAATGACCCTCAATATGCAATTGGTAAGTACATTCTTATCAGCCATGGTCGCTGGACTCGTGGTATCACTGTCGAGACTCCTTCGGGTAAACAAACATTGCGTAAAGTCGATCCTAAAGATATACTATTAGTATCAGACGAGCCGATGTATGACGAAACAATGAGCACACAGGTATATTAATATGAAATGGTTTGATAAGTGGTTTGCTAATAAATGCAAACAAGCGTGGCAAGAATCTCAAAACGAAGGTGCAGAGTCAGAGCCCATGTACGCAAATAAAGTCGTCGGTGGATTATCAACTGGTCGCCCTCGTGTGTCTAGGGATGAAGGACTGCGTTCCCCGAGCACAAATTTTGCATTGTATAATGCAAACGGTGGTACTGTAGTAGAACTACGTAGCTACAATGAGAGCACCGACAGAAATCAGAATACATTGTATGTAATCTCAAGCGACAAAGACTTGGGACAAGAATTAGGTCATATTGTAACTATGGAAGCATTAAAGCGATGAAGAATCAACTCTGGGTAGAAAAGTATCGTCCGAAGTCAGTTAGTGACTACGTTTTCGTTGACGAACGATTGAAGAAGCAAGTAGAAGGTTGGGTAACTGATGGAATGATTCCTCACTTGCTATTGAGTGGTGATCCGGGTACTGGTAAGACCACACTTGCAAAGGTTCTAATCAATGAACTTGGTGTAGAAGACTATGACGTTCTAGAAATCAACGCATCACGTGAGAACGGTGTTGATATCGTGCGTAACAAGATTGGTACATTCGCACAAACAATGCCTTTTGGTAAGTTCAAGATCATCCTACTAGACGAAGCTGACTATACCTCAGCAGAATTTCAGGCTGCGTTGCGTAACGATATGGAAGCATATGCTGAAACTGTTCGTTTCATCTTGACTTGTAACTACGAACACAAGATTATCCCTGCATTGCGTGAATCACGTTGTCACAAAGTTCATATCAGCAAGCCAGATCGTACTGAATTCACTGCACGAGCCGCAACTGTACTGGTTACAGAAGGTATCGACTTTGATTTAGACGTACTAGACAGCTATGTTCGTGTTTCATATCCTGACTTGCGCAAGTGCTTGAATCAATTACAAGTGAACAGTAGCTCAGGTAAGTTGATTGCACCTCTTGCTGAAGGTTCTAGTGAACATGAACTATTGATTGATGCAACACAGTTGTTCAAATCGGGCAAAGTTCTTGAAGGAAGACAACAGTTAATGCAATATATCGCACTTTATCCAACTCGTATCGAAGACACTTACAAGTGGATGTACGATAACTTGGATTTGTGGGGTAAGGATCAAGAACGAAAAGACGCAAGCATCATTACAATCAGAAACGGTCTTGCACAACTGCCTCTAGTTGGAATCCCTGAGATTTCATTGGCAGCAACACTAGTGGAACTAACATCATGAGATATTTACTAATTACATACCTGCGTAAGCCAGGTGGACAGATTGACGAACAAGTAACAGTATCAAAGAAAGTCAAAGTTTCTGACATTCAAACCTGTAGTGTTATCATCGACTATCAGAAACAGAAGGTTGATAAGTGCGTCATTGAAGGGAAAAAAGTTGATACTGACTTTGAGAAAATGTCAGAGTACTACAAGAAGGTTTATCCGGCATTGATAGATCAACTAGAGAAGAACAATGCAGTTCAAAATTAATTTTACGGATGACATAACTTTAATATATGATTTAGTAAACGAAGAGGTTGTTGATGATTGGACTAACAAGATAAAAGCACGAACTATTAATGATTGTTGTCCCATCAATCATTATATCGGCTATGTTCCAGATCAACACCTTAGTGACCGCATACAACGCTTGTATGAATTAGCAGACATTATTAATGCCCATGTAACTGACAGAGTAATTAAGGTAGAGATTACTAAAGATAACTATCAAGATGCAATCAATACTATGCATGTGCATTTTCCAGAATTGAAGAATGACGAAAAGTATATTGATATATGGTCAGTACTAACTGAGTACAATGACCTTATTCATTGGATTGAATCTACTGCAAAAATGCGTTGGGGAAACGCTAACATTTCAGAGTCTGGGTTATTTAGAATTACTCTAGATTTTAATAAATCTAATACAGGCTTCAGTGAACTACCGGAATCTGCGTATAAGTTGTTTGATCCCCATACACTATTTGGTGATTTAAAACTTCACTATACACACATTGGTAGACATGCACATGAGCTATTCTTAGCAAGAGATACAATTTGTCCGTCGGATCAATTTATCCCGCAGCATAGCTATTCAGCCAGCGTCCGAATGCATTTCACTGATGATTTTTACATAAACCCAACAGTATGGAAATCATTCTATGATAAACGTGGTAAAGAATTTTGGGGAATGGAGATTGACGATCCAAAGATTGCTTTTGGATATGTTAAGATAGGAAGTCTATCGAGTATAGTTATAAGTGAAGTAGATTATGCTATTCCAAAAACAATTACTGAAAGGCATGTTTTTAGAAATAAGATAGCAGCCACTAAAGTGTTGAGTTGGGAAATAATATAAAAAGAGGGCATAAGCCCTCTTTTTTATTGACCGTACAAGTTGAGTACGTGTTCGATGATCCGGTGTCTCTGCACATCTTTGATATCAAAGTGGCATAGTTGAAGACCCGGAATCACCCCCTTTCCCAATCGATTTTGTAAGTCAAGTAGCCCATTGTCGGCTGTTTTTCTATCGGCTTGTTCAATGTCGCCAGTAATTACAATCTTACTGCCAACGCCGATTCTAGTCATAATCATTTTGAGTTGACTAGGAGTTGCATTCTGTGCCTCATCTAATACGATCCAGCTATTTTTAAAGTTTCGACCTCGACAGAATGCTAGGGGTGCGATTTCTACAATTTGTTCTTCTAGCATGTGGGCGATTTCCGCTGCTGTGTAATATTCTCTGAGTACGTCTAACAAAGGTCTTGTCCAAGGTTCCATCTTTTGATTTAAGTCACCTGGCAAGAATCCATGCTTCTCGTCATCTACACCTACTGCAGGGCGAGTAAGGATAATTCTATCACACTCACCTGCTCTCATAGCTTTAATTGCAGCTTGCATTGCTAGATAGGTCTTGCCCGTTCCAGCTGGTCCGCCGACGACAACAATATCAATGTGTTCGTCTAGCAATGCTAGGATGTATTTCTCTTGATTTAATGATTTGGGGATAAGTTGGACTGGTCGCTTATTGACCTTTAAGTCCCGTTGTGCTTGTGCGAAATCGATAGTCTTAGATTCTTTCGTATAAAAAGTTTGTCCGTTGTGTTTTTTGTCCTGTGTGAATCGTGTGTCTTGCTGTTGGGTGCGTAGGGCGCTAGTTTTGCGTTTGCTCAAGTTACTTCTCCTTTGTAGAGCGTGAGTGCTCATAACACTCAAAGATATTTAAGGTCGGGAAGAGTGTGTAATGTAGCGTACTTTTAACACAAAAATTCTGACTAAATATTAGGCTCCGTGATAATTTATATCGACTGTGGTTAAACGTTCATATATACAATGAAAGATAAATAGTATAATGAAGCACGAAACCGCAGACAACTTTTTTGACAGTGTGGACTATGTAAGTATCATAGACACAATCAAGGGCATTTATACCAGTGATGGTTCAATGTCCACTCTCCTTGACTTCGAGCGAGTTTTGGATGAAGCAGACCTATATGCATTTAGAAACTGGGACTTAGGTGAATTAGTACAAGGACCTGATGTAAAACGTTACTCAGTGTCATGTACCTTTATGTGGCCCTACAAATTAATGCCCGATCCAAAGGGAGGTAAAAGACTAGCATCCGTTGGGTGTAAAGTCAGATTTGCTAAGAGCAAAATAAAAGTTCCAGTTGAAATCAAAGACTATGACGATTATGTAGCTGGAACTCGTTACCCCAAGATGCAAGAGCGCCCAGTTTGGTTTGTGCTTATCGAAATTCCAAATGAATTACTAGATGAAATTCGTGAAGGTTCAATTGACTTAGCAGGTAAAGACCTTGATCTAGGTGAGTTGGATGATGCATACGATGACGATCTAGATAAAGACGATAACATGGAAGAAGATAATCAACAAGATCAGGGCATGGGGCAAATGAATGAACCTGGTCAAATGCCAGAACAACCTCCAATCTAAGGATAACAAATGACAAGACAAATAATTAATGAAGGCTTAGATTATCAAGATTTGGTTGGTCAAATGGAGCCTATGGTTACCGTCGATGAGTACGTAGCTAAGATGGGTGATAATGCACACGTAATTACATTAGCTTTTATAGTCAATAGCGAAGCTGCTGGTAATGACTTAGTTGAGTGGTTCGAGCGTGGTTACAGCTTTATCTTAGATGCTAGTTTAAGCGAAGGTGAACTTGCAATTGGTAAGTACGTAGTTTTTGTTGAGATGAACCGTCGTTCAACAGCACCTGCACGAATCATAGAATTATTAGAAGACTTAGAAACGCTCACATCCTTCTCATTAGACGATTGGACTATTGAGATTGAAGAAAAAGAATACACACCTGATGAAGAACTATTAAAGAGTTTGATGGTTCTTAGTCCTCATGAATACCGTGAAGAAAACGGGGACGAAGAAGATGACGGTGAAGATAGTATTGACACTGATGAAGAACCTGAAGAAGCAGATCAAGAAGAAATGAATGAGATGCGAATCGCTGCAGGTATCTCTCCAAAGAATCTATTTACAGAACAAGACGCAGAATTGCGTTCATTCAAAGCAATGGCAGGATTATAATATGGAAACACTATTAGCTAGACGAGCAGGACAAGAAACACCAATTGCTACGGATGATGAGCATCACGAAGCACTATCAGCAGATCCAACAGTATCTGCTTTCCCTCAAGGAAGTACATTTGGAGGCTCTAATGCATTCAACACATCATCTAGCGGGCCTTCAGCATTTGGCTCTTCATCAACAGGAGGCTTCGGCTCATCCGGTAATTTTGGTTCACCAAGCCCCAGCTTCCAATCAACCGCAGTCGGTAATTTCGGAAGTTTACAGCAACCACAACCACAACCACAACCCAATCTCAATGCAGCCGGATCAAATGCTGCACAAGGGGCAGATGTACTGGTAGCACACGATAAAGATTCTACTGATTGGATCAATAAGAAATGGCGTCCTGTTATGGGATGGGTCTACATGATGACCTGTACAGCAGACTTTGTTGTATTCCCGATCTTATGGTCATTGCTACAAGCATTAAGTAAGGGCAACGTAACAAGTCAATGGATGCCGTTGACTCTACAGGGTGCTGGTCTTTACCACATCGCAATGGGAGCAGTTCTAGGTATCGCAGCATACGGCAGAACGAAAGAAAAGGTCGCAGGCGCGGCTTGACAAATATCTAGTTAAGTGCTAAACTCACTTAATGGAACATTATCAAACTCTCGGGGTAGCTAAAACAGCTACACCTGACGAAATCAAAAAAGCATATCGCAAATTAGCAAGTAAGCATCACCCTGATAAGGGTGGTGATACTGCTATCTTTCAAAAGATTCAAACTGCATACGACATTCTTTCAAACCCACAAAAACGTCAAGAGTATGATAACCCAATGCCACAAGGTAATCCGTTTGGTGGCTTCCCCGGAGGTTTTCAGTTTCATACAAATGGTGGCAGCTTTGAAGACATTTTTGAAATGTTTAACAGACAACAGCAACGTAGGCCGCAACAGCAAATATTTAGAACCACGATTGCTATCACTTTGGAACAAGTATATTACGGTGGTGAACAGATTATCAATCTACAAACACCCACTACAACTAAACCCGTAAAAGTAGAAGTACCCAAAGGTATCAATGACGGTCATCAGGTCCGCATCGATAATGTACTGGACGGCGCTTCTCTCATTGTAGAGTTTAGGATTCATCCTCACCTAAAGTATGATAGACGAGGTTCCGACCTATACTGTAATCACCCAGTTTCTGTACTTGATTTGATTGTGGGCACTAGTTTTGAGTTTACTACTTTGAGTGGGAAAACATTGGAAGTTACAGTGCCGCCGATGACTCAGCCCCATATGCAACTAAAAGTTGCAGGACATGGGTTACCAAAACCAGGAACAGTATTGTTTGGAGACCAAATAATATTGCTAAAACCGTTCGTGCCTGCTATAATTGACGAACAGATCATTAACGCTATTAAGAAAGCTAAGGAGTAAAATGAACAATTCACCCGAAATCGAGAGCATTATTGAACAAGCTATTGTCTTTGCACAAGACCGAAAGCATCAATATTGCACAGTAGAACATTTGCTTTTAGCACTTGTCAGTCACAAACCATTCAAAAAGTGTTTGGACAACTTCGGAGCAGATTCTGATTCAATGATTAATGATGTAACTGCATACATCGATAGTCTTCATGCAATCGTATCACAAGATCCAGATAACATTACCCGCAAGACATTGAGCTTGGAGCGTGTGATGAATCGCAGTATTACACAAGTGTTGTTCACTGGTCGCAGACAAGTTACTACAGTAGACTTGTATCTCAGTATCATGAGTGAAGGTAACAGCCATGCACACTACTTCCTATTGAAGTACGGTGTCGCTAAGAATGAGTTTGTTGTTCACTGGCAAAAAACTTACAAGGGTGAAGAATATACAACTAGCTTGACAGATAATCAAGCAGACGAAATCCTTGAAGAATACACGATCAATCTAACTGACTTGGCTAAGCAAGGTAAACTTGAGCCAATGATCGGTCGTGCTAAAGAAGTTGACGACATTGTTAACGTTTTGGCCAAGAAGTTCAAATCAAACGTATTGATGGTTGGTGACCCTGGTGTCGGTAAGACTGCTATCGCAGAAGGTCTCGCTCAACAAATCTTTGACAAAGAATGCCCTGAGTTCTTACACGATTATGAATTGTACAGTCTTGAGATTGGTTCACTGCTTGCCGGTTCAAAGTATCGCGGTGACTTCGAAGAAAAAGTCAAGAATGTTCTTGAGGCATTGAACACCAAAAAGAAAGCTATCTTGTTCATTGACGAAGCACACACTATGCAAGGTGCAGGTGCAGCCAACAGTGGTTCAATCGACTTTGCAAACATGATTAAGCCAGCGATCACTAAAGGCACACTGAAAGTTATCGCAAGTACAACTTGGGAAGAATACTACGAATCATTCGAGAAGGATCGTGCTTTGATGCGCCGATTCTATCGTGTGTCAGTTGACGAACCAAGCAACGAATCTACTATTCGTATCTTGAGTGGCCTGGCAGCACGACTGAACGAGTTCCACAGTGTTAATATCACTGACGATGCAGTCAAGGCAGCAGTTGAAATGTCAGGTCGTTACATTCACGAACGTAAGAACCCTGATAAGAGTATCGACTTGTTGGATGCCGCATGTGCTAAACAACGTGTTGCAGGTAACAAAGATGCTGTCATCACTAAGGAACTTGTGTACGATCAAGTTGAGAAGTTTACTGGTGTTCCGGCAGACAAACTCAAAGGTGATAACCTAGACTTGATTCAAAATCTTGATACAAATATCAAGGGCAAGTTGTACGGACAAGACGAAACAGTTCAACAAGTGTTGGAACGTGTGTATGTTTCATACGCAGGAATCGGTAATGAGACTAAGCCTCAAGCTAGTTTCTTGTTCTTGGGCCCAACAGGTACAGGTAAAACTGAACTTGCTAAGTTGTTGAGTAAGAATCTTGACATGCCTTTGCTCAAGTACGATATGTCAGAGTATTCAGAGAAACATTCTGTGTCCAGTTTGATCGGACCTCCCCCTGGATATGTTGGCTTCGGTGACAGTCAAGTTGGTGGTGGTCGTTTGATCGGCGACTTGAGTAAGAACCCTCACGCTATCATGTTGTTTGACGAAGTTGAAAAGGCTCACCCTGATATCTTCAACATCTTCTTGCAGATGCTTGACGAAGGTACAATCACTGGTAGTAATGGTAAGAAAGTATCTTGTAAGAATACTATCATTATCTTGACTAGTAACTTGGGTAGTGCTGACAGTGAACGTGCTAATATCGGCTTCGGTAGTACTGAAAAGACTGGTGAAGACGACAAAGCAATGAAAGAGTTCTTTAAGCCTGAATTCAGAAACCGTCTTGACTTGGTCTGTAAGTTTGGTAAATTGGATCAACTTGCTATCAAGAAAATTGTTATCAAGTTCACCGAAGACTTGAAGAAGCAATTGCTTGAGAAGCACAGCATCGTACTTAACCTCAGCGAACCAGCAGTTGAGTATCTTGCTGAAAAGGGTTACGATAAGAAGATGGGTGCTAGACCTCTTGCACGTAAGATTGACGAGTTGGTACGTGTACCTCTCTCGAAGAAAATCTTGTTTGAGCGCATCAAGAATGCATCAGTCAATGTGGTGGTTGAGAACGGTGAGATTGCTTTCGAAGTCTCACAGAAATTAACAGCTAAAGTAGGCGAAGATGGCATTATTGAAGTCAGTTGATAATGTGCCGGGTCTTGATTTCTATGAATATCGAGATCAGCAGTTCTATGGTAAGTATGACTATAGATTACGTATCACTATCCCGGGTGTTCGATACACACGTTGGTGCAAGACACCCGAGGATTTAGATAAGAAATTAACAAGTGGAGGTCGTGGGTGGGGTGTCGTATCAAGAGATAAACAAAAGGTTACTGACAATCTTCCTGCATTAAAAGCGATAGTAACACTGCAAAACACACGTAAGTCTAAAAACTTAGGTTTACGTATTGAGAGTAATACAGTGGCTGTCTTTAGTAACGATCTTGATGAGTTGAAAACTATTTGCGATGAGCTAGGCGCAGGTTATACATCAGATTACACACAAGTGCAAACTGGTCAGTATGCAGGTATCAAGTACTTTGTGGACGAGCCTAAACACAAGTATCGTATCTATCTCAAGTCTAAGCGAATTGATGAAGACTTCCCTAAAGAAATGCTAGATTTATTCAAACGTATGCCCGGCCTACACCCTAGTCCTGCGCTTATGAACTGGCTAAAAGAACGAAGTAGTTGGAAATGGCGTTGGGCAAGTGCTAGTCACTTTATAGACTATGATGATGAATCCACCCTCAGTTATCTTGCATTAATGTACGATAAAATGCTAGGTAAAAAGTACAAATTAGAAAAACGACCTGATCCTGTCTGAAAAGATAAATACTCTATAATAATGGAGTATTTACCATGGCAAAGATTGTCGAAGATGTATTAGTCATCAAATTTAGTAAAATCGTTAAGGACAGCGAATCAGAAGTTTCTGGTATCGCTGGTTCCGACGTTCAGGCAGCACTTGAGCAAGTAGCACAAGAACTAGTCGGTGATGCAGTAGTCGTTGAAGTAGTGAGAGCGTAATGAGCCAGAATACCACTCTTATACTGTTGCCACAGACAAGCTATCTTAATCCAGGCAACGGTGCATCTTATACAGTGACTGGTAGTAGCCAACCGGCAGCAGCGTACATTCTTGGTAACAGAGACTTACAAACTGTCAGCTTGAGTGCAACTAACCTAACTGGTAACATCGTCATTGAAGCAAGTTTAGCTAGCACACCAACAGATAACGATTGGTTCAAGGTCTATGAACTGGAAGCGAACGCTAACGCAGCTTCTAACTCAGCACCACAATTAGCAAGCAACGCAAGTATGTATACAAACGTTACCGGTAACTTTGTATTCATGAGAGCAAAGATCAAAGACTTCGCAGGTGGCGGAGTCAGTTACGTTAAGTTGAGTTACTAACATGAAATTATTCGAAGGTGGAAACGTTGTCCCGAACGCAGTACCTCTAAAGAAAGAAAACTTTCCTAGAGCAGTTGCAAATCTACAGAAAATACTACCACAGGGTATCAATTTGTATCCTATTGGCAGTGCTGGTCACAAAGAAGTCAGTTCTGATATCGATGCATTGATTGATGCAGGTGAGTTGATGAGAGCATTTCCTTCTAAGGAATTGAAGCTAAGTCGCAAAGCACTAGAAGATTATCTAAAACAAAAAGGCTTGTTTGCTGCACGTACTGGCGTTAGTGTTCACGTTGGAGTACCAACTGGAGTCAATGATGAAGTAGTTCAAGTTGACTTGATGGCAGTTGAAAATGCTAAAGATGCACAACCACTACACGTACACGATTACACTGATTCATCTATGAAGGGTGGTACTCTACATGCAATGTGGGCTGACTTGGCTAACATGAGTAGTATTAATGGTCATCAAAGTTTGATGATGAGTCCATACAAAGGATTGATGGATAGAGCTACTAAAGAATTGGTAACTAGCAACAAAGATCAGATTGCCAAGATCATCATTGGACCTACTGCAAGTGCAGATGACATGGGTAATCCAACTAAGATGATGGCAGCATTGAAGCAATATCCTGAGAAGTATAAAGCTATTCATGACAAATATTACGGAGCTACTACTGTACAAGAGTGGTTCCGTAGAACATTGGATATTCTAAAATGAAAATTACGCACTTACTAAATGAAGCAGCGAATCCAAAAGTAGGTCGCAAATATCAACACATCGAAGACTTAGTATTAAGCGATGGTAGTCACGGTGCTATGCACGCCATTGAGCGTTTAAAGCACATGGGTGAAGAAGGTGGTTCAATTGAATTGAAATGGGATGGCATGCCAGTAGTATACTGGGGCCGAGATGAAGCTGGTAATTTCAGCATGATCCCTAAGAATGCTTGGGCGTACTTAAAACGTGGACAAACACAAACCAGCAGCGGTGCATCCACAGTAATGAAAAGCCCCGAAGACGTACAAGCATTCATCTTGGGTACAGGCTCAGGTGATCCGTCAGCAAGACAGGGTTTTGCTAAACAGTTCGCTAGTTTGTGGCCTTACTTTGAGAAGATCAGTCCTAAGCAGGGCTATTTAGAAGGTGGCTTGTTGTTCTATCCGGGTACTAAACCCGACGGTGAATCAGCAATGCCAGTACTTAATAAAGAGACAGGTACATATGACTTCACTCCTAATATCACAACGTTTCACATCCCAGTAGACAGTGAGTTAGGTAAGCAGATTCCAAAGTCAAAGATGATGGTAGCTGCTACCGGATATTTTTCTTCAATGGGTTCTAGTGATGAACAACGTTTTCCTGATGCAACGAAATTAAGTGTTCCTGGTATCATCGTTCAAGGTACAACATACGTACAAGATCCAGTTGAGTTAGACTTTCAAGGTCTTTCTAACCTAGAAGCATTTGTTAAGAAGAATGCAAAACTAATCGACAACTATCTAGCACCTAAGCCAGGACTAAGTAATCCAGGTGGTGAGTTGTATAGCTACTTGAACAAGCATTTGCGTACAGAAGGATTACTTGCAGACTTCCCAGCATGGGCTAATGCTAACATGAGTGCAAAGAAAGCACAGACACTGTTAAGCGATCCTAAAGGATTGCAAGCTACATTAGGTGCAGTTGAAGGATTGAGTAAGCAGAAGAATGTATTGATCGGTCAACTAAGTCAAGGTTTACACGGTGGTATCAAGCAAACTAAACCAGAAGGGTATGCACAAGCACACCCTGGTGCAAAGTTCAAGTATGATATCCCTGGACAGTTCGTTAAGACAATTGACCAGACTAACTGGAAGCCACGTGAATCAGTAGTGAGTGAAGCTAAAGGTGGCAAGAAGGCAGTCATTGGTTGGGGTCGCGGAATGGGGCATACTGGCCACGATGCATTAGTTACATCAGTCATTCATCAAGCGGAGCAAACAGGTGCATCTCCCTTCTTTGTTGTATCTCGTAGTTTTGGCAAGGATGACCCCATTCCACCAGAAACTAAACTAGCATTGTATCAGAAGAAATTTCCTAAGTACAGTAAGATGTTTAGTTTGCCATCACCGGATGCACCAACATTGAATGATGTACTTGCTAAGTTAGCAACTAAAGGTTACAGTGATGTAACATTAGTTGTAGGAGCAGATCAGAAAGAAGCGTTTGGTTATCTAACACGCCCAGCTAAAGACGGTGTTCCTCCCTATCAGAAGTTTGGATTGAACAGTCTACAGATTATGAGTAGACAAGATACAAAAGCTCCTGGTAGTGATCCAACACAAAAAGATTATCACGAAGGTCCACGTGCTACACCAATGCGTGAAGTATTACTAGACCCCAACAAGAGCGAACAAGAACAGTTTGCAGTATGGCGTCAAGCAATGAGTTCTGCATTAAGTGACCAAGAAGTACTACAGATGATGAACACAGCTAAAGAAAACTTAGCTAAGTTTAACATGCCTAAGCCAAAAGGTCGTAAACTAAAAGAGTTTATTGAACGTATCAAGCCATTGCTAGAACACGCATCACTAGAGCAGAAGGTTAAAATCTACAATCAACTATTAGAAGCTAAACGTCAGTTGAATGAATTAGGTGAACCTTCAAGTAACAATCTTGCAAACAAGGTTGCTATGTTGATTCACACTAAGAAGCCAGAAATTTTCTCACGTTATGGTGATGAACATGTCATGGATACTATCATTGATACATGCACTAACAATCCAAACAAGACAGAAATGGAACTTGCGATTGAAGCGTTGAATACATTGAAGCAACAGATTAACGAAGGATACGTTCCTGGTAATCCGTTCAACGTAACTGACTTCAAGCGACATATGGATACAGTCGTTGGTAAAGTAATGGGCCGTGCCCCTACTAACAAGTATCATGTTGGTCAGATTGTAAAGTATGAAATGGATCCTCCACAAGAAGGTGGAAACGGTGTAGGTAAAATTACCCGTGTTAGTAAGGTTGGCGATCATTATGAAATTGATGGTAGCAAAATTGTAAATCACTTTGAAATCAAGGCAGCTAAGCCATCAGAACAAAGCATAAGCGAAGACTCCGATACAGAAATGGACCAAGTCTATCGTTTTGCACAACAACACTATCCAAATATGAGAGACAAACAAGCTGCATTTGTCAAGTATGTTATGCATGCCTTGAAGCACTCTGAACAAGACGATTCTCGTCAGGATCATGAGATCCAAGATTTGGAGCAAGAAGTAGATCAACTACAAGCCCAAACTAAGGTAGCCGAATCGTCTGATTATATAGACGAAAAATAATTCGACCCCTCTTATCTGATGTAAATATCTACATCATTTAAGAGGACCTTATGGCAACAAAGAAAACCAAAGCAACAGAAGAAAAAACTGTTCCAGTAGAAAAAGTACAAGAAATCGCTGACCAAGCGGCTCAAGAGCAAGCACAGCAACCGCAACAAGGTCAAGTGCAAGTTAACGTAGATTTTCTAAAAACAACACGTGTACACATTGCAATGCCATGCTATGGTGGCATGTTGACTGAATCTACATTCATGTCATTTATCAAGTGGGCTAACACAGCCCGTCAATTGGGTATCGATTGGACATTGGAAACAATGGTCAACGAATCACTCATCTCCCGCGCACGTAATACACTAACTGCAAAGTTCTTAGACATGCCTGACGCAACTCACTTGTTCTTTGTCGATGCTGACATTGGTTGGGAGCCATGGCACTTGTTGGTATTGTTGAACCGTGACGTTGACGTTATCGGTGGATTGTACCCAATGAAGACTATGCCAATCAAGTGGGTAGTTAACGGCTTTGAAGGTGCAGAAGAAGGACCCGATGGTCTACAAGAAGTATCTAAAGCAGGTACTGGCTTCTTGTTGATTAAGAAGCACGTATTTGAAAAGATGAAGACTCACCCTGCAGTCAAGCAGTACAAGAACGACATTGGTTTAGATCCTAAGTATGATGCACACTTGAAGACTTACTTTGACACCGCAGTTCGTCAGAACCGTTACTACAGTGAAGACTGGACGTTCTGTGAAAACTGGCGTGATATGGGTGGTAAGATTTGGATGGACAAACGTGTTCTATTGCGTCACTCAGGATCATATGTGTTCTGTATGGAGAACCAAGAACACTTGATGAACACAATCGGACCAATGTACATCGATAGTAAGAAGCAACAAGGCTTCAAGATCATCGATCAAGACGGCAAAGAAGTCTAAAATAGCCCCGAAAGGGGCTTTTTCACGGCTGCTAAATACAGAAACATAGGAGAGAACTATGAGTTGGTACAGACATAAACCACCTAAAAACCCACCGCATGAGCCGGTACCAGACACTAAAAACAATAAGCCTTCACAGTAAGTATTGATAAATACTATACTATGATTTTAAAAGAGCTTGATTCCTTCAAACTGTCTGATGCAGTTACATTTCACGATGAACTTAATCCCGAGTTGTGGAGAAACAATCACCTTCGTCCAGAAGTGAAAGATCAATTGTTAATCATCGCAGAAGACTTTTTATCTGAGTTAGGTATTAGTGATGTTGAAGTAAAAGATATCACTGTCAGTGGTTCTAACGCTGCATACAGCTATACACCTCACTCTGATTTAGACCTACATTTATTAGTTGATTTGAGTCGTTTCGATGACGACATTTACAAAGAATTCTTTCACGCTAAAAAATCATTATACAACGAAGCACACGACATTAAAATTCACGGGGTACCAGTAGAAGTATACGTACAAGATTCTAGAGAACCAGTCGTAAGTCTAGGAGAGTACAGTGTAATGCAGGATAAATGGCTTAGATTGCCCACTAAGCGCAGAGCAAATTTTGACCAATCAAGTACTAAGTCGAAGTACGAAACACTATTACAATTAATTGAAATCGCCCTAAAAAGTAAAGACTTGAAAAAAGTTCAAAAGATTACCAACAAGATTAAACAATATAGACAAGCAGGACTAGACAAAGGGGGCGAGTTTGGTCCTGAAAACTTAGCATATAAAGCATTGCGTAGTCAAGGATACATCACTAAGTTATATGACTTGAGAGACAAGTTACACAGTGAAGTACTGACCATTGAAACAATGTATCAAGATCCAGTTAAGATACAGGAAGCCCCACTAGAATTTGCTGCCGAAAAAACAGCAGCCATTAGTCCATATGCTGGCATAAAAGACAATAAATTCCGTGGTGGTATCTATGAAGCAAGTGGCTACATCCCAAGCGAAAAAGAGAAAAACGACCCTCGTTTTAAGACAGCATTAACAGTAGATGTTAAGCCTGACAGTATCAAAAAGAATGCAAAGGCATTTGCTTGGTTGACTGACAGGGCAGGCATTCCACCAACAGCGAGACCCGACGGCAAATTCTGATTACGTAGTATTTTGATAAATACTATATTACTTTGGAATTCCGTATGAAAATCAATCAAATCATTAATGAAACTACTACTGCCGGCTCAGTAGCTACCGTTTCAAAAGCACTGGGGGAAGTTCAATCACGCCCTGAAGTTGCAGGTCTAAAACCCATCCAGCAATTGGGTGGTAAGAAAAAAGGTCCCTATGCTAACAGCTTAACTGAAGGTGCAATGAAACAACTTTCAATGGATCTTAAAGACCTCAAAGACGAAGAATTCAAAAAGAAATACAAGAAGACTAAACAAGAAGCACGTACTGCTTTAAAAGCTAAGCCAGAGCCAGTCAATGAAGCTGACTTACAAGAAGATGATATTATCGTAGTTCCTGGTCGAGGATCTAAACGCAAGACTGGTTTCGTGCCACGTGGCCAAAGTCGGGTAGATCATGAAGTTGAAATGGCTCGTAGTGATGTATTAGCGACAATCAAAAATGCCAAAGCACTTTATGCACTACTTAAAAATCGTAGTGAAGAAGAAGGACTTGAAGGTTGGGTACAAGAAAAACTAATCAAAGCAAACGATTATTTAAATGCTGTCAAAGAATACTATGACGAAAAGATGGTAGACGAAATGAGTGGTGCTGGAGTTATCGCTGGTGGCCCTCAATATGAGGGTGCTAAAGTAGATCGCATGGTCAAGCACATCGCTAAGTCAGAAAAGAAATTAGGTCACACTAAGAAAGAGGCAGAGAACATTGCATGGGCAACTGCTAACAAGCGTGGCATGTTAGATAATAAGAACAAGAAAGCAAAATAAAATGAGCAGTATTTTAAGAGGTTTAACCGAAGGTGCATATCAAGATGGTGTGAGTGATGGTAAGCGTGGTCAAGCTAATCCTCGTGCTAGTTCTATCTATGGTCCTGAATCAAACGAATATCAACGTGGTTATAACGCTGGCGTTAAGATGGGTGATGTTGAAAAACAAGAACGCATCGCTCAGTATCGAGCTAGTCTAGCACCTTACCAAAATCTTTCAGTTAGTGAGTTAGAACAACTACAAGCTGAAATTCTTCAACGAATTCAAGAGAGACAAGCAATCTATGATAAGTTGCGTGGATCATCACTATCATTTGATGCTAAAAAACATTTACCACCAAATAATCAAGAATTATTAGCACAACACAAAAAAGATAATGAAGCATTTCAGGCTATTCATCAAGTAGTAAGTCAGAAAAAGCGTGAAGGTCTTTCTGAAGGTGAAGCAGACTATGGTCCAGAATATCAAGCGATGGTTAAACGTGTAGGACAACGTGCTAAACAAGGTCCTATGAAAACTGTATGGGATGAAAAGACTCGCAGATATAAAGTAGTGCCAGTTAATCCAACTAAAGAGCAAGGTGTGGCGGAAGGCTCTGAACATATTTATAACATATTAGCACTTGACAAAGGCAACGCACTAAAGAAGCCAACAAAACTAAAATGGAAAGCCAGTTCTTTAGAAGATATATTTGATGCTTTAGCGGCTCAGGATTGGTATCCTTTAGAAATCAACGGCATTGAAGTTATTGCTGGCAAGCGTCTAAAGCAAGGTGTAGCAGAAGCTGACTTGAATCGCAGAGGCTTCTTAAAGGGCGCGGGTGCAGCAGCCTTAGGTGCTATGGCCGGTAACGCTATGGCTAAAGGTGGTGGCGGAGGCGGAGGCCACGGTGGAGGTGGTGGTCACGCTAGTTCAGGTGGTCATGCATCCAGTGGTCACGCAAGTTCAGGTGGCGCACGTGCATCTACTGCACCACATGCTACATTCAGACCAGGTACACCATTTGTACCTCACGGTACAGCTGGTAGTCCTCGTGGTGATGGATCTGTTGCTAACGATGCAGACAAACAAGAATACATCAAGTTCTTGTCAAGCTATGCAGATGCTATTCGTGCAGGCAAGATGTCTCCTGAAATGCGTAAATGGTTAAACGCACACCCTGAAGTCATTGAAGATTTAAAGCGTGGTAAGTATGGATTGACAATGGGTCAATTGAATGCTGACTTAGTTGACTTAGAGCAACGTAAGAACCCTCACTTGATGCGTGAAATGGACTCACAGGGTTATAATGGCACCCGTGATAAAAAGAGTAACAGCAAATATGGTAGCCGCGATGACTACGAGTTAGGTCAGCCTGAAGTAACATTAGGTGCAGATAGCATTGCTAAGCCTAAGGATGTTGTTAAGCATGGTGTGAGTGTACTGCACAAAGCATTGGACCGCGCACTAAGCAAAGAGAAGAAGGCAAGCCCTGCTCAAGTGGAAAAGAATAAAGCACGTTGGGCAAAGCGTCAAGCAGAGCGTGGCGAGCAAGGTGTGGCGGAAGGCTCACTAAACGAATTCGCTCCAGATGGATTCAATGGTGGCGATGACGATGAAGGATTCAGTCCGGACATTGCCAAGATGGCACAAGAAGATGGTTTTATAAAAGGTGTAAGTCTTGCTGATGGTGCTACATTAGAAATGGCCATGAAGATAAACTACTGGCATAGTCAACATAGTGGTATGTATAAGCAATACTTTGCTAAAGGTTTCAAACAAGGTCGTATGAATAAAATCAATCACGACAACAAGCAATACGGGGTTGACTTGTTCCTAAAACCAGATGGTAGTGTTGGGCGCGGTAAACAGCAAGGTGTGGCAGAAGACCAACGATTAGATCCATCATGCTGGAAAGGCTATAAAAAGCAAGGCACTAAGATGAAGGGTGACACTAGAGTTAACAACTGTGTGCCTGTAAAAGAATCTGCCATTCTGAAAGGTCTTAAATAAAATGTCAACGGATAAATAAATCATGCTATCAGATAACTTAAAAACATTACTCGCTTCGACTGAGACATTCTCATTGAAGTCTCGTAACTTCCACTGGAATATTGAGGGAAGTGACTTCCCACAATATCACGAATTCTATAATGATCTTTACACAGAATCATATGAAACAGTAGATAGAATTGCTGAGTACATCAGAGTACTTGGTGCATATGCTCCTGCAAGTTTAACTCGCTATGCTGAGTTATCAGTCATTGGAGATCAAACAAAGATTCCACGTGCTGAACTAATGTTCGCTGAATCACTAGAAGATTGCGGCAAGATGATTCAATTAGCAGTTGCTATCTTTGATGTTGCTACGGCTGAACGTCAACAAGGTATCGCTAACTACATGGCTGAATTACAAGACTTCTACGCTAAGAAGTCATGGATGATTCGTTCTATCTTAAAGAAAGAACGTGAGTAATGCGCCTGCATGAGTTTCAATTGCCCAAGAATCAATGGGAACTCATTGTATCTAATGGGGACAAAGAAGAACTAGGCACTGACCTGGTTTCCCTTGTTAGACATGCATATTCAAATACACCACAGGGTTCATTTGTTAACTCAATCAAAGATGTTATTCCTAGTGACTGGAACGTAATTGATTGGGATCAAGATCCTGATGTAGACTCATGTGTCTTCTATCGTACTAATCGTAGTAATGAAAATTGGGTAGGTTATAAGATTCAAGGCATTGGCCACGATGGTACTAGAACGAGCAAAGACAAAGCAATAAATAAAATACAACAGTTATTAAGCAAGCCAGGTGTATGGATCGAATCAAGTGATGCTATGCGTCATTTATTGAAGAAACTAAGTGTTCCAGCAGTCACTGACGAAAAATATCTACAATATCTATTCAATGATCCTAATCTAAAGATGATTAGTGATGATACGTATGTTAGACAATTAGCAGGTGGCGCTAAAGTAACTGAAACAGTATTTGGAAACCCTAAGATAAAATGAGAGCGAACGAATTCATCACTGAACTATTCTCACCAAAAGGTGGACTACCACTTGAGTGGGAAAGCAACATGGGTGCAGTATATGCCTACGCTTTCGATCCTAATACAAATAAAAAAATAGAGATTCATTTTTGGCAATTACCAGAAAGCGCAGTTGAAATTGATTTCATGGTTGATGAATCATACAACTTAACAAACAAAGGCGATCAATTCACTGTATTCGCTACAGTTGTTAATGCAATCAAAGAGTATGATGAACGATACGCACCTAACTATCTTATATTCAGTGCTAAAGAAGCAAACAGAAAATCATTGTATACTCAAATGGTTAAGCGTTTAGCACCGACAGTTGGTTATGCGATAGGTAACATCAATGACTTGCCGAAGGAAGTACACAATAGCATCTCATTAAACCCAAGTGATTTTGTTTTGATACATCAAGATTTGGAAGAAAATATTACTCGTAGGGGTTTTCTAGGTGGGTTAGCAGGTTTGGCTGCTGGCGCGGCGGCTGCAAAGCCAATTCAGCCTACAATTCAGCAACCAATTCAACGAGATACTACTCCTGGACACAATATATTGAGTAACAATCCACAGAACGAGATTGTTATATTAAAGACAGCAAAAGCAGCAGGGATGAAGGGTGCTGAACTAGCACAGTTTATGGCACAGACTAAACACGAGTCATGGGACTTTGATAGATTAAAAGAGAAACCACAGCCCGGTGTTAAAGGCTATTTCAGCAAGAAGTATGATCCTAAGTTCGCACCTAGAACCGCAAAGATTTTAGGTAACAAACATGTTGGCGACGGAGAAAGATATCACGGTAGAGGCTTTATACAATTGACCGGTCGTGATAACTATCGCATGGCAAGTGATGCATTGGGCATCGATTTACTAAACAAACCTGAACTAGCAGCACGTCCTGATATCGCAGCTAAAGTAGCAGTATGGTATTGGAATACTAGAGTAAAGCCCGGAATTAAAAACTTTGCTGATACAAAAGCAGTTACACAAAAGATTAATCCTGCAGCAAAGGGATTAGAAAATAGACACGAAAACTTTAAAGATTACATGCGAATCATATGATAAGAAAAATAATAACAACAGTTGCCTTACTAGCATCAACTCAAGCATTTGCGTGGGACCAACGTGCCCCATTGCAACCACAACAATGTCAAGTACATAGCCCTTACGGCTTTGCGCAAACACAACGTAATGTACAACCAATCTGCCGTGAGGCTTATCTAGTTGCATATGACGCTCCTGTTAAAATTCCTGCTTACGTAGCATATACGTTGAAGCCAGAAAACGCATTAGGTTGCTTTCCGAGAACAAACGCCTTCGTGGCTGACCAATCCTTAGGTGGTACAGGTGCAAGACCTGACGACTATGTTGGTACAGGATACGACAAGGGACACGCGGCACCGGATGGGGACCTATCTTACAGTCAGATTGTAGAATATGAATCATTCTTGATGACTAACATGTACCCACAACATGGTTCATTGAATCGTGGTATCTGGAAATTGTTAGAGACTAGTGTACGTGGTTGGAGTGTACAGCGTAATCAAACATTCACTATCTATGTTGGTGCATTCTACGGTCAAGGTGATGAGTCATTCAAAGGCATTATCATCCCTCATGGTTATTACAAGATCGTTATCAATCAAGTAACAGGTGAAGTTGCTGGATGGCAGTTCCCTCACACTAAACCATATGTTAACTTAGGTAATGACTTGACTAAGTTCCGTGCTCCAATCGCACAAATTATGCAACAAGCAGGGGTTAAGTATGCATTCCCTCAGAATGCAAAAGAAGTGGCACCAGGCCAAGAATGGCCTGTTAACTTTGGTGACTTGACTAAAATGAAACGTACTAAGTGCGGTGCTAGTGCAAAAGATTAAAGTTTAGTGTATACAAAGTACAATCTGTCGTTAGCATCTTTCTTGTAAGTTTCTAACTTTAGATTGTATTTCTCAGCAAACTCATTTACGATTTCAAAGGACCAGTTGAAAATTTCAACATATGGTCCGTTTTTATGGGTAATGCCTGGGTTAGCTCTTAGATAGAACTTGCCACCCTTCTCTAGTAAGTTAACACAATGCTCAAAGCGTGATTCGATTTCATCACGTGAGTTAAAGTTAATAGATCCTAACGCAATGATAACATCATGTGATTCAGGCTTGACCTTATAGTCTAGAATATCAACTTCATAGTCAGCTTGATTGTTATAAGGATCGATGCCAATCAGATTCTGAATACGACCCTTGAATGGATGATACCCACAACCAACGTCTAGCACTTTCTTTGGGTTCAACTTGTTGATCTCATCAGCTAGTTCCCAACCGGTATGTTCATAATCACCGGTGCGTGGCTTCCAAATCTCACTAAAGAAACGCAAGATATATCGTTCACTCAAGTCATTGACGATATCTTTCAATGTGCCAACATAGTCGCAGGGCAAACTTAGTTCGTTTTCTACTGCATCTTTGAACTTGCGATAACGTGCAGGAGTCCAAGGTAAGTCTTGTACCACAGTAGTTTCATCAATAGAAATCTTTGCGTACTTTGGTAAATTAAAGGCAAGCTCTAAATTTTCTTTGACTAGCTTAAAAATTTTAGTGTTCATAGAGAAATTTTCTTAAAAAGATAAATTTTTATGCAAATGGCATAAATAATTCTGTCATCATATTTATTCTAGGAGGAACGATGAAAAAACTTTTAACCGCATTTGCATTAGCTGCATTACCATTACTTTCATTTGCGTGGGAGCCAACGAAACCAGTACAAGTCTATATTGGTAATACACCCGGAGCAGGAAACGAAATGGCCTTTCGTAAACTAGCAGAGATTGTACAGAAATCTAATCCAAAGTTCGTGTATGTTGTACAGAACATTCCAGGAGCAGATTCAGTTATCGCTAACAATAAGTTTTTAGAAGCTCCTAATGATGGATACACAATCAACTTACCAAGCCACATGAGTTCATATGTGACTAATGATATTTGGGAAAAGAACATCAAGAAATACAACTATGATAGTTTTGTAGATGTACTGACAATGGGCAAGAGCCCATTAGTATTGGTTGCAAGTCCAAAGAGTGGCATCAACACACCACAAGAATTTGTCAAATACATTCAGTCAGGTAGATCAATTAACGTTGCTATCGGTGGCGGAGCCCATAGAACAGCATTTGAATACTTGATGGAAAAGGGTAAGGGAAATAAAGATACTGTTAAGAGTATCAAGTTTAACGGACCTATGCCAGCAGTGACAAGTGTTGCAAGCTATGACGGTAAGACTGGAACTGAATTTGGTATCATGCCAATCGCAGTCGCTAAAGCATTGATCGACGGTGGTAAAGTTAAGCCTATTGGATTCACTGGAACACGTAAAATGGCTCAGTTTCCTAATGTGCCTCTATTGAATACAATAGCTCCTGGTATCAATGTATATGCTGCATGGTCTATTCAGTTGCCACCTGGCACTGATAAAGAAATCGTTGCTTGGTATCAGAAAGAATTCAGTGCAGCCGTTCGTAGCAGTGAATATAAAGAATACACTGATGCAAACGTTATCTTCTACGCAGAAGATGAACTAACTCCTGCAGGTCTAAAGAAGCACATGGAAGAATTACGAGCATCGTTCTTACCAGTACTAAGTAAGATAGACTTATCGAAGGATTAAATGAAGTATATCTTTGTAGCCGGTGCTCCCGGCTCTAAATGGAGCAGTGTTGTAAAGAACATCTACTTTAGCCCTAGCATCGACCATACTGATTACAGCGATGAACGCACTTACTACCATGATGCTAGTGGTGAGATGCAATTAATGCATTTGGGTGCATACTTTGACCCTGGTATGGAGTTTTCTTTACCAGAAAGCATGTCAACGCTTACTAAGAAGCAAGCAGAAGAACTATTCGATGCACCGTTCAGTGGAGAAGGTGTTCGCATTATCAAGAGTCATATCTTTTGTTATCAAGAGAACATTGAATATTTGCGTGAACTATGGCCTGAATGCCCGATCGTAGCAGTACATCGAGCTAATGACAGTTGTTTAGGTTGGTGGGTACGTTGCGGTCACTTCAATATCACGTATCCAATATACGAGCCTTACTACAAAGACTTAAAGACAATGGCTAAGATCATTGATAAACAAAACTATGAACTAGAAGATTGTACTTTTAGACATAAGGCACATCGAGTCTATAACAATAACAGACTATCGATGATTCTAGGCATTCAACAACCACCCGAAGAATATCGTCATAGCTACATCGATAACGATATTACAGTAAGCGTTATTCTATGAAAGAGTTGTTAATCATTACCGGCCCACAAGGGTCAGGTAATCACGTTTTTAGTAAAATCTTCGCCCTACACAACGAAGTGTATGGTTGGAAAGACTTACTTAATGAATATTGGATAGCACATGACTATGAACCATTTAGCGATTGTTGGGATAAGCCTAGTTTACTTACTACTTTTGACTGGGCAAATATGGATTACTTTGTTACTAGTATCAGTTGTCCGTATGCAAATGCAGGGGTCGTTACGATACCTCGATATAAAGACTTTATTAATGCTGCACAGAAACTTGGTATCAAAGTTAAAGTCGCTATCATTGGTAGAGACAAGAACATCCTCAAGTATCAACAAGAAAGAGTAAGAGATAGATATAGCTATCCTGACTTTGAAGACGAGTTAGAGTATTTGAACACACTAGAACCTGTCTATTTGAGCACCGAGCTATTGTATCTCTATAAAGATTATTATCTACGTAGTCTTAGTAAGATATTAGACTTTCCAATCGCATATGATGATATGCGAGTGTTTGATATCTTAAAAGAAGATAGCAATACTAAGTATTTTCAAGGTATCGAAAGCCAAGAACTAGACAAAACTGTTCGCAAAGTTAGCGGACTAAAGGAAAAAGAATGAGAAGCAATTGGGAAGAATCGAAAGCAAAGAGCAAATATCACTTTGACAATTTTAAAAATGATCCACAAGTTGACAAAGTAACTAAGATGGGACGAATCGTTAGTAATTGGTCTAATGAACTTAATGACATTGTTAAGAATGCGAAGCCAGCTACATGGGAAACTCGTGGATACAAAGGTGAAGGTGTGCTACCTCCACGCGAAGACTTAGAAGCAGAACATTATGATTTAGAGAAAACAGGGTATAGCAAAGACTTTCAGATTACACATTTGAATTGGACTATCCCTGAAAAGCTAAAGAAAGTTAGTGACTTATTTGGGTTAGACGACTGTATGGAACGTATTCATGTTCAAATGCCCGGTGAAGTATGGAATCTTCACATCGACAAACTAAGCAAGTGGAATCCTGAAGAACCATGGAAAGTAATGCGTATCATGATTGCTTTGAATGATTGGGAGCAAGGTCATTTCTGGTCGTATGGAAACTATACACACAGTCAATGGCGTGCAGGTGATGTGACTACATTTGATTGGCAAAACTTACCACATTGCACAGCAAATGCAGGGCATAATCCACGTGTCACGTTTCAATTGACTGGTGTAATTACACCAAAAACTTTAGAATTCATAAATAGATTAAAGAGGTTCGATACTTATCAATTAGATGAGCCATCGAGTTTCTGGTAAGAACCCACCTTAGGGCCCGTTGATGTAACGGTAGAGCGTAAGCTCAGGCGTCCGCGCAATTGAACTGCACCGCGTAGTGTGCCCCGGATAAAGTAACCGGGAGATAAATACTATATGCGTTACAAAGAGTTTATATCCGAATCCCCTGCTACTGAATTAGCCAAAAGACTTCCTAGTCTAGCCAAGCACGACTATAATACCATCGACAAATTGATGCAAAATGTCGCAAAGAAGAATGGCATCAATGGTAAAGCATTACATGACTTATTTGTTAAGAAGTTTGGTAGAACTCCTGACAACTGGATTAAGGGTAAACTAGACGAACTCACTACTAACGAAGAAAATGTTGGTGTTGGTCGAGGTGAAGTATCTGGCCTACGTAAGCTAACTCCAAGACATGTTCCCAATCAAGATGAGTTATCAGAAGATAGCGAACCTGATCTAAACAACGACCCTACCATGCGTAAGTTCATTGCATGGACAACTAAGAAACTAAATCTACAAACAACTCCAAAAGTAGAATTCAGTTACGACACAGAAGAAGCTCAAGAAGGTCATCATACTGGTCGTCACGTTGAAGGCTCAAATGAAGTTTGGGTATACGCAAAGAATCGCAATATGGTTGATATCATGCGCACCGTATTTCACGAATTAGTTCACTGTCGCCAAAGCGAACTTAATATGATTCAACCCGGCGACAGCTACCCAGGTAGCCCAATCGAAGCAGAAGCCGATATGATGGCAGGTAAGTACATCAAAATATTCGGTAAAGCTCATCCTCAAATCTTCCAATAATAGCGCAAAGTAGTTGACTTCCTTACGCAGATCAAGTAGAATAACTACTTATCTATACTTAAGGAGAAACTATGTCAGCAAAGATTTTCAGCGGCGATCAAAAGATTAAACTAACACAACTTATCAACGAAGGCATGGGTGTCATGCATGAGATTGATACATTGAATGGTGGTTTGACTGATACGATCAAGGCTATCGCAGAAGAATTGGAAGTCAAACCTTCTGTTCTCAAAAAGGCAATTCGTGTTGCCCACAAGGCAAGTCTAGGACAGACTAACGCCGAAAATGAAGAACTCAATACTATCTTGGAAACTGTAGGTAAGACTCTTTAATGTCATACGTTGATGCTATTCACAGCAGGGATGAAGATCGGATCTACGTAGTAGAACGTTCACCTGAGGGTAAGCGTGAATACAAAGAGTATCCTGCAAACTACGTTCTATACTACCCAGATGCTAGAGGTAAGCAACGTAGTATCTTCAACGAACCAGTAAGTCGTTTCAGCACACGCAAGCGTACAGAATTCGAAAAAGAAAAAAGAATTCACTCAGGCAAGAAATTGTTTGAATCAGATGTACCTGTTGTGTTTCGTTGTCTAGCTGATAACTACTTAGGGGTTGAACCTCCTAAACTACACACGTGCTTCTTCGACATTGAAGTAGACTTTGATCCTGTCAAAGGTTTCAGTCCTACCTCTGATCCTTTCAATCCAGTAACAGCTATCAGTTGCTACTTAGATTGGCTAGATCAGTGTATCACTCTTGTCATTGCACCAAAGCATATGACGCCTGAAACAGCGGCTGAAATTGTAGCAGAGTTTGAGAACACAATGTTGTTCACGAATGAGAAGGACATGTTCGATGTTTTCTTTCAGTTAATTGAAGACGCAGATGTATTGACTGGTTGGAACTCAGAAGGCTATGATATTCCATACATGGTCAATCGTGTTACACGTGTTATGTCGAAAGATGATACACGTAAGTTCTGTCTGTTGGGTCAATTGCCCAAGCCACGTGAGTATGAACGATTCGGTAAGAAAGAAATGACTTACGACTTGATCGGTCGCATTCACCTTGACTATTTGCAACTCTACAAGAAATACAACTATGAGTCTCGTCACTCGTACAAGTTGGATGCTATTGGTGAGATGGAAGTAGGAGAGAATAAGACCGTTTACGAAGGTACTCTCGATCAGTTGTATAACAAAGACTTTAAAAAGTTTATTGAATACAACAGACAGGATACGATGTTGTTGGTTAAGATCCACAACAAACTCAAATTCTTAGAACTAGCGAATGCGCTAGCACATGAGAATACAGTTTTGCTGCCTACTGTTATGGGCTCTGTTGCGATGATTGAAATGGCAATCTACAACGAAGCGCATGAAAGAGGTTTGGTTGTTCCCGATAAAAAACGAAAGAGTATCAATGATGATGAAGTCCAACAAGCAGCAGGTGCCTATGTTGCTACGCCGAAACGAGGTTTGCACGAATGGGTCGGAGCAGTTGACATTAACTCGCTCTATCCCTCGGCTATTCGCGCCCTCAACATGGCACCAGAAACAATCGTTGCCCAAGTCAGACAAACGCTCACCGATCAGTACATGAAAGAGAAGGGCGCAAAGTTAGCCCGAGAAAAGAAGTACTACAAAGACGGTGACGATGATGTGACTGGTGCAATTCTATGGGAAGGTTTGTTTGGTGCTTTAGAGTATACGGCAATCATGAACCAAGAACGTGGCACTATTCTCACCGTTGACTTTGAAGATGGTCGCAGTGAAGAAATGTCAGCGGCTGAAATCTGGAAGATGATCTTTGACAGTCACAAGCCTTGGATTCTAAGTGCGAATGGTACAATCTTTACTTATGAGAAAGAGGGTGTAATTCCCGGTCTACTAACTCGTTGGTACTCAGAACGTAAAGACTTACAGAAGCAAGCGAAGGCTGCGTATGGCACTGATATGTATGAATACTACGATAAGCGTCAGCTTGTTCGTAAGATTTTGCTTAACTCTGCATACGGCGCACTGTTGAACGAGCATTGCCGTTTCTATGACAAGCGTATTGGTCAATCAGTTACACTGAGTGGTCGTCAGATTGTTAAACACATGATGAGCCAAATCAACGAAGTAGTTGAAGGCAAGTACACACACGAAGGTAACGCTATTGTTTATGGTGATACTGACTCATGTTACTTCACTGCGTTCCCAACATTGAAGCCTCAGGTTGATAGTGGTGAACTAGAGTGGAACAAAGACCTGTGTATCGGGTTGTATGATGGTATTGCTGAACAAGCAAACGATAGTTTCCCTGCATTCATGGAACGTGCATTTCATGCACCTCGTAAGAATGGTGAGATTATCAAAGCTGGTCGTGAATTGATTGGTGATCGTAGTATCTTTATCACTAAGAAGCGTTATGCTATCAACATCTTTGATAAAGAGGGCAAGCGTAAAGACAAAGACGGAGCTTTGGGTGATATCAAAGCTATGGGTCTTGACTTGAAACGTGCTGATACTCCTAAATACGTGCAAGAGTTCTTGATGGACGTTCTTGAAATGGTTCTACAACGTGGTAAACTGCGTGATGATATCATTGAACGGGTGAAAGAGTTCAAGCGTGTTATGGTTGCTCAGGATCCCTGGACTAAAGGTAGTCCTAAGTCAGTGAACAACTTGACTAAACACACGATTGCTTTTGAGAAGACTGGTAAGTGTGGCGTTGGTCATGCTAGAGCCGCTATCAACTGGAACTATTTGCGCAGACTACACGGCGATAACTATTCAATGTCAATCACTGACGGTATGAAGATTATCGTTTGCAAGCTAAAGCCTAACCCGTTAGACTTCACTAGTATTGCGTACCCAGTTGATGAACTTCGCTTACCTCAATGGTTCAAAGAATTGCCATTCGACAACGAAGCAATGGAATCTACATTGGTTGATGAAAAGGTCGATAACTTGCTTGGTGTTCTTGATTGGGACATTAAGAGTAACATCGATGTCAAGTCAACATTTGACGATTTGTTCACATTCGGTTAAACCGGTGTTGACTTACGCAAAAAAATCCACTATTATATAACTATATAAGTTCCTAAATAATATTATGATATCCCAATTAGAATTTACGAGAAACAACATTTTCCCGCTTAAACTTTTCAGTAGGCAAAATGTGTTAAGTGTTGAAATGTGCGAATCTATTAAGGAGTTCACTAGAAGTGAGCATTCAGGATGGCATCGCTCGATCAATCGTGCACCTAAGCATTGGGATATCGAATGTCATACTTGCAGAATCCCACTGCATTGGAATGAAGGCAAGTTACATGAATTGCTATCACCATTATGGGAAGAAGCAATTCAATATTATGGCATGGATGTAACACACGTAGAGCAATACGAGATAAAAAAATATAGTGAAGGTGATTACGTCACAGAACATGTTGACCAGTTTTACGGTACAGCAGGAACTGAACGTAAATTAACAATGCTTATTCAATTGAGTGACGAATCAGATTACACCGGAGGTGACTTGCACGTAATCCGTAATACTGTAAGTAAAACTATTGGTTCTCTAACAATCTTACCCTCGTTCTATCTACACGAAGTAAAACCAATCATATCCGGTGAACGCTGGTCACTGAATTGTTGGGCATGGGGCCCATATTGGAAATGACCAGACTAATTGTTTATACGAACAATACCGTATACAATTCAACATATAAAGGAAAAACATGAAAGACAATTTAAAAGACTTGATCGACCATACATTTGGTCTAGGCGTTATCGAACTGATTAAGATCACCGGTACTGACAAAGAAACACAGATTAATGCAATCGCAGAAGACAAGACTGTTATCGTATCAGGTACATTCAAGGCTCCGATCAGTGATTTTATCGGCACATTCGGTATGCCTAACTTGAGCAAGTTGAAGACCATCATTGGATTCGATGAATACGATGCAACCTCTAACATCTATGTTACACGTGTGAGTCGTGATGGGGTTGATGTTCCAGAATACATTCACTTTGAAAACGCTGACAAGAGTTTCATTAACGACTATCGATTGATGGGCAAGAACATCGTTGAAGAAAAAGTCAAGAGTGTTGCATTCAAAGGTGCAGCTTGGGGTGTTGAGTTTGAGCCTACAATCGCAGGTATTCAGCGACTAAAGAAGCAGGCTTCTGCTAACAGTGAAGAAGAAAACTTCACGACTAAAACAGACAATGGCGACTTGAAGATTTACTTCGGTGACCCATCAACTCACAGTGGTAACTTCGTGTTTCAACCTACTGTCGGTGGAACATTGAACAAGCAATGGATGTGGCCAGTCAAGCAGTTTATCAGTATCATGGACTTAGTCGGTGATAAGACTGTTCGTATCAGTGATGCAGGTGCAACTGAAGTTGTAGTTGACAGCGGTATCGCAACATATCGCTACTTGATCCCAGCTAAGACAAAATGATCGACTACGTAGTAGGTGGCGAGTACCTAAATGTTACTAGTAACAAAGGTGCTCAGCCTTATATCAATAAGACCACTGGTCTACCCATGACAGGCGCAATGAGTTACGATCCAGGTAGTCAACAGATGAAAGTCTTTGATGGTAATAGTTGGATGACTATTGGAGGTGGCAGTGCTACTGTCAATCTAACACCAAACGCTATTGCTATACTCAAGTGGGCTGAAAATAAGATGTTTGAAGAACAAGAATTAAAAGCCTTGTGCGAAAAGCATCCTACTATCAACGATATCGTAGTTGAGATGCGAACTACAATGGATAACTATATCAACAAGATTGAAATGGTTAAAGCACTAATACAAGAAGAAGTAAAAGTTTAATGCAACAAGATAATTTATCAGCAAAGCAACAACCAGACTGGGCATTGTTCTTACCAGCAGTGAGTTCATTCTACATTGCTGGCTTGGGGAAACAACGTGAGGGTGAAGTATACTTTGAGCCTCAACGTATTCCTCCTAGTTTCAATGGCGATGTTGAGAAACTAAACTTCCTAAATAGTAAAGAAGGTATCTATACTTATAAGTGGGGCCTGTACTCTGCTGGTCACGCTAACTTGGATACTACAGTTGACGACCATAAAGAAAGTATCATTCGCAAACGTGAAGAAGGTACTTTCATGTTGGGTGACTCAGGTGGTTTTCAGATTTTAAAGGCACAATGGCCTGCTGACTGGAAAGATCCTAACTGTCCACGTGCTATGAAAAAGCGTCAACAAGTTTTGACTTGGATGGATACATACATGGACTATGGTATGTGTCTTGATATCCCATCACAATCATTGACTACTTTTCATATCAAAGACCCGAAGACAGGCACAAGTGCTCACGGTATCAGTACCATCGAAGAAGCTATCAGTGCTACTCATATTAACAATGAGTATTTCATCAAACATCGTAACGGCAAGTGTAAGTTCTTAAACGTACTTCAAGGTCGTAACCACGATCAATCTGCTGATTGGTACGCTGAGATGAAAAAGTATTGCGATCCAAACGTCTATCCAGATAATCACTTTAACGGTTGGGCATTCGGGGGTCAAAACAAGATTGACGTTCACTTGATGCTAACCCGTATGATTGATATCATCTATGATGGGTTGTTGCAAGAAGGTAAGCATGACTTGATTCACTGTTTGGGTACAAGTATCTTAGAGTATGCTGTGTTGTTTAGCGATATCCAACGTGCTATTCGCAAGTATCACAATCCAAAACTGCAAATCACATTCGATTGTGCTAGCCCATTCTTTAGTGCTGCTAAGGGTTTGGCTTACTACAATACGACTATTGAGCATAATGGTAAATGGTCATATCAAATGGAAAAGACTGCGGAGAAGAAATCCTACGCAAGTGATAACCGAAAGTATAGTGACGCAGTGTTACAGGATAAAGTTCACAAAGTTTGGACAGATAGCCCAGTAACTGATATCATGACTGTCAAGGACCTTTGCTACCGCGGTCAAGGCTTTATCGGACAACATGGTAAAGAAACAAAGACAAGTTGGGATACTTTAAGCTATACTTTGGTTCAAAGTCATAATGTTTGGATGCACATGAACGCAGTTCAAGAAGCCAATCGTAAATATGACCAAGGTGTTATCCCGAAGATGTTGATGAATGAGACCTTTGAGCGTATACTGTTTAAAGACATTATCGATGAAGTATTCAGTAAGAAAACTAAACAGGAAGCTATCGACTTGATTGATGCTAACTCTAGACTTTGGATGCAGTTCTCATCAGGTAGTCAAGGTTTTAGTGGTAAGAAGACAATGAATTCATTGACCATGTTTGACAAGCTATTTGATGTTGCTGAATCTGAACCCGAAGTTGATGAAATTATCGAAGACAGTGATGATGCAATGAACGAAGTACTAGGAGATTGAAATGCCCTATAAAAATAGAATTAATATACTACAAGAATCATATAGATTAGTAGAGGATCAAATCTTTAAATTAGAAAAATCGGGTAATGCAGACCCGAAGGCTCTTGCTAAACTACGTGAAGCTAGTGTAAAATACAATACTGAACTTAAACACATGATTCGAGCACAATGGGATCATGACCATGAAACAGTAGATTTGGATGACGACCGATGATTGAACAACGAGAACAAGCAATGACCGAAAAGCGTCAGCGCATCAAAGATAAAGCAATTCGTACAATTTTTGTGCGTTTTCAAAAAGAAGGTATTCATAAATACCCAGCGGCAGCAACAGATCCAGCACTCGCAACAGGTGATGAATATGATGTTAGCTTTCTAGCAACTCCACATCGTCACATCTTTCACTTTGAAGTGACGATTGAAGTGTTTCACAACGACCGTGATATCGAGTTTATTCAATTCAAGCGATGGTTAGAGAATCAATATTCTCAAGGCATTCTTGCATTGGATTACAAGAGTTGTGAAATGATTAGTGATGACCTCTATGAAGTCATTGCAACTCGATATCCAGATCGTAACATCATTATCACTGTCTCAGAAGACAACGAGAATGGTGCTACGATTCACTACAACACAACTCAACCTTTACAACAACTCGCTATTTAAGGAAATATTAAAATGGCAAAACATAACTTCCAACCTAACCCACGTGTCCGTCAAATTTTCGATGACTTGGACAAGTATCGTGAATTCTGTGTAGACTTCGGATATAAGTTCGATGAGTCTACATTGTATGACATGCGCAATTTTGTGTATCGTCAACATCAGAAACAACTCGCCGGTAAGTGGGCAAAAGATGGCTGGGCGGAAGCAATCGTTCGATGAAGATTGTACTAGTCACTGGAGGTTTCGACCCTCTACACAGTGGTCACATTGAATACTTCAAGGCTGCTAAACAACTCGGCGATAAACTAATCGTTGGGTTGAACAGTGACGCATGGCTGACCCGTAAGAAAGGTCAGCCTTTCATGCCTCTTGAAGAACGCAGAGCTATTGTTGGCCATTTAGCAGTGGTAGACAGTACCATTGAATTCAAAGATGATGACAATTCAAGCAAAGATGCCATTCAAAAAGTAAAAACTATATTCCCAGATGCAGAGATTATCTTTGCTAACGGTGGAGATAGAACAGCAGAGAACATTCCTGAAATGGTCTTTGATGATGTACAGTTTGTATTTGGTGTCGGTGGCGAGAACAAGATGAATAGTAGTTCTTGGATTCTACGTGAATGGAAGAACCCTAAAACTGAACGTCAATGGGGCTACTATCGTATTCTACATGATGTACCTGGATGCAAGGTCAAAGAACTAACAGTAGAACCTGGAAAGACACTAAGTATGCAAAAGCATTTTAAACGCAATGAATATTGGTTAGTTAGTGAAGGCAAGTGTGATGTTCTATCTATGATGGAAAACGGATATCAACTACCAACTCAAACATTGACAGCACATAACTCATATAAAATTCCTGTAGGTGATTGGCATCAGCTAAGTAATCCATACAACGAACCATGTAGAATAGTAGAGATTCAGTATGGTGAATTGTGTGTTGAGGAAGATATCGAACGAAAATGAATAGGGTGATATGCGCTCCTTGCGGAGGCCTGATGAATCATGTTAGATGGTTAATATTACTATCTCCTGAGTTTAAGTGGGGTATCTCTGAAAAAATGCATTTCATTTCAAACATTGTTTACCCTGAACGCAGATCATCGTTTGTCTGGTTATCACACGAGTATTTGTTTCGAGAATTACCTCACATACAAAAGTTAGTGACCGTAAATCACTCAATAGATGCATGTATGACAATTGGAACTCCTAAGAAAGTTTTAGTACTAGTACCCAATCCAGACCTCAGTTATAAGCACTATTTGAAATTTAACCCTGCATTGAATGGCTTAGTGAAGCAAGCTACATTAGACCAAACAATAACATTAGACGACATAAAAAGATCATATAGGATAGCCATATCCAACGACAATGACCGTAACAAGTTGCAAAGCGCCATATCAAATGATATACTTACGTTGAACATTGATAAATTGTATACTAATAGAGAGTTAGATATAGACATCTATAGCACCATAGTTGATTTCTTTGATATCAGTAACCAGTATGAGTCTGCAAATCTCATTCATAATAAATGGTTTGATCTACAGAAACACAACGAAAAAGCTATGCTAACATTAGGAACTGACGTAGAAGCAGTAAAAAGTTATTGGAGAATATCATCTAATGAAGCGATTACTCAAACTGAATATGATATTGCACTTAGGTTAATCAACGAAACATACGGAGAATAAATGAGAAAACTATATTACATGGGTCTCGAACCCTACAAAGCACGATACACATTGCAGTTACAAGACTGGAATGAAGCCGTGTTTAAGCAACGTGGCATTGATTATGTAATCGTGCCCGGTGAGACATTGAGTAATGACCAAGCTATTGTAACTGGTCAAGTATTAGATGCACACGGTCGTTCATACTTTGGTATGAGTCAATTGATGAATCTAGTTAAGATGATGAAGGCAGGAGAAGTTACTAGTGAAGATGTTATCTATTTTGAAGACATGTTTCAACCGGGCTTTGAGAGTCTGCCTTATATTCTTAATCAAGTTAGTGAAACACATCGCCCAAAGATATTTGTTAGGTGTCTCGCGCAGTCTATCGATCCTGACGATTTTGTCCATGTCTGGGGAATGTCGAAGTGGATGGGCAGTTACGAGAAAATGGTGTGTGAGGCTGTACGTGACAGTGGCGGTGCGATCCTTGCGACTAATGAAGAAATGGTCATGCACATGAAGATTGCAGGTTGGGAAGCCCCAATCTACAATATCAGTGGTCTAGCATTCGGTAAGAGCGAAGTTCAAAGTCGAGTAGGTGAAATCATTCCGTTCTATGAACGTAAGCCTCGTGTTGTCTTCAGTGCTCGTTGGGATCAAGAGAAGCAACCTGACTTCTACATGGACCTTATCGAACGTTGGCACGAAGAACTTCCTGACAATGGCGTAGAGTTCTGTGTCTGCTCAGGTGGAAAACTAAAATCAAATAACGACAGCTACATGCAACGCACTCGTGACTTGCAAGCACGTGGTCTACTAACAGTATATGAGGACTTAGAAAAGAATGATTACTATAATATTGTTAATAACTCTCGCGTGGTGTTCAACTGCGCTTTACAAGACTGGGTCTCAAACACTGTCTCGGAGGCAGATGCGCTTGGCTGTAATGTGCTTTATCCTGCTTATCGTAGTTTCCCTGAAACATTTAGCAATGATTCTGAACGACTATACATCCCTTGGTCAATACATGACGCAATGGAAAAATTGTATTGTAGCTTATCAGATCCAAACCCTAAGATAGGTCAGATCAGTGATTGGAACAATGGTACTATTGACCGTATCGTTGATATCTTAGAAGGCAAAGGTGAACAATGGTCTCGTATGACTACTGATTACCGAAAATATACTAGAGAAGGGAAATACTAATATGGCTGAGTGGAAAGTAACACCCGCGTGGAAGAAATCAATCATCGAACGCAACTATCTTTACAAAGACGGTAAAACGATTGTAGCTGAAACAGGCTGGCGTGGTGGTGAGTTTACTGTTTATACCGATGATGACAATCCTCCTGACATTGAAGCAGGTGTAGACATGTATGATTGTGACTACGAAACAGAACTTGTTGAAACATTCGACGGTTGCTGGGAAGAAGTTACTATCGATGACGAAGAACTAGAAGAATGGCTAGAAGAATTTTTAGAAGAAAATTCTTGGCTTGACTTAGAAGAACATGGTTGGATTCAAGGTGACTGTGAAATGATTATTGATTGTGATCTAATCATCGAACGAGTTGACGGCGATGAAGAACAAATCATTCGTACAGGTGAACCAGAGGAGGAAGCTGTATCTGAATCTGATGCTAAAACAATTTTAGAAACACCTGCCAAGTGGCCTTTTGATAGACCAGTAGAAGGAGAAAATAATGGCAACACGTAAACAAAAATTAGAGAACGTCCCTTCAGGTGGATGGCCTAAGATACAACAAGGAACTCATTTGACCGTAACGACTTTCGAAGATGGTCGAACAGTGTTACAATGGGATGACGAAGCATTACTGAATGAAGTAAGACTAGCGATTGCTAGTGCTGAGGAAATCACCCCGGCAAAGGCAAAACGCAAACTATCCGATGCAACAATAGAATCTATGGTTGCTACGATGAAACCAAAGCGTAAATCAAAGGAGAAAAAATGAGCGCACATCAAGATATCGAAACACAAATGGCAGCATACCAAGCTGAATCTGCAAAGTTTGAAGCAGGCAATGCAGCCGCAGGCACCCGTGCCCGTAAAGCACTTGCAGAACTTGCTAAAGCAGTTAAGGCTCGCCGTAATGAAATTACCGAGACTAAGAACGCACGTGCAGAAGCAAAAGCTAAGGCTTAATCATGGCATTGACTCCAGCAAATGACCGCATCTTGGTCAAACCGCAGGAAGCAAAGACTAGAACAGAATCAGGGTTTTACATCCCTGATTCGGCTCAAGAGAAATTGCCACGTGGTACAGTATTCAAGGTAGGCAAAGGTCGCAGATTAGACGATGGTACTTTCGCTACACCTGAAGTAAAAGAGGGTGATGTAGTTATCTACACTCAATCAGGTCCTCAGAAGATTACCGTAGGTAATCAAGATTTCATCGTGATGAAAGAAGAAGATATTCTTTGTATCGTTGACGAAGAATGATAAATACTTGTGCTACACAACGGTAGCACAATGTCAAAATAAAACCATCACAAAGGAAGGTTATCATGAGTTACAATAAAACAAAAACAGATCCAGCATTGGGTCAACAAGTTCACGAACATCTAGTTAAGATGGGAGTCGAGACACCCACAAAAGCAAACACTCTAGACCGCAAAGAAAAGATTGATATCATTGAAAGTCATTTTCAAAAGATCATGGAAACAATGGGACTTGATCTATTCGATGACAGTCTTATCGAAACACCAAAGCGTGTTGCTAAGATGTATGTCAATGAAATCTTTTGGGGTCTAGATTATGAAGCGTTTCCAAAATGTACCACCGTTGACAATAAGATGCAGTATAATGAAATGGTCGTGGAACGTAACGTTAACGTCCAGAGTAACTGTGAACATCACTTTGTCGTTATTGACGGCCTCGCTACTGTGGCATATGTTCCTAAGCAGAAGGTTCTCGGATTGTCCAAGATTAATCGAATTGTGGAATACTTCTCTAAGAGACCACAGATTCAAGAACGATTGACTGAACAAATCTTTCACACACTACAGTTCATCCTTGATACAGAAGACGTTGCAGTTATGATTGACGCACAACACTATTGCGTAAAATCACGTGGTGTAGAAGATACAGGTTCAAGTACAGTTACTTGTCGCTTAGGTGGCGGTTTCAAAACTGATCCAGCGGCACGTGCAGAGTTCTTGCAAATCGCAAACAAAGGTAGCAAATAATGAGACTAATCAGCAGACACATAAAAATGAACCCCGATACCTTTGCTCCAGAAATGGAAATTGTATTGAGAATGCCGATGGAACTAGCAATGGATACCCTTGTCACGATGACTGAGGAAGAATTTCAAAATAAACTTGGAAAAGAGTTGTTTGAAATGTTGAGGTCAAAAGAATGACTATAATAAAGCGTGAGGATATACCTCAAGGAGTGTTAGATGAAATTGCACAACACTATGAAATAGTAACCTGGGGTAACTACGGTGCGCCTATAACCGAGAATGTGGTCACTAGGAAAACATACTATAATAGACTTGTTGCGGAGAATGTTGAAGGTACTGCATTAGATCCGATAACTTTTGAAACCAAAACGATTATAGGAACGCAATTAGAAAGCTATCTTGTGCGTGGTATTTTTACGGATAATACTTGTGATGCATATGCTGTTATTTCAGGTGGACTTGTTGTTAGGAACGACATATGAACTTATTAATCATTCTAATCGTAATCGCAGTAGCTGTATCAATCGTTCGTAGATTACCAAAAAGCGATTGCACTGGCAACTGTAACCAAGGACGTAACTGTGACTGCAAAAACAAATCTTGATTGGATACAAGAAGCTGCTGATAGGATCATGAGCGATCCTATCAAACTCAAAGAGTTTATGCGCAGAGTAATGGGCCCCAATCAACGAATCATTGAAGGCCAAGAGAAAGAACACTTATTAACAGTATTCAGGCTCACTGAACCGACTGAAGAAAGTAACAACCAACGTTCTTGGACAAGTGTGTATGAACATGCAGGCAAGACTTATCATCTTACATTGGGTGATGGTTGGGATGAATTAGCAGAGATATTACCAGATGATCTTTAATCATGTTAAAAAACTTAAACAAGAAGGCAAACGAATTGGAATCACGTTCTCAACCTTCGACATGCTCCATGCAGGACACATCGCAATGCTCAGTGAAGCAAGAAACCATTGCGACTACCTTATCTGCGGTCTTCAAAGTGATCCTACAATTGATCGTCCTGACACTAAGAACAAGCCTGTTCAAAGCATCGTGGAACGTCAAATCCAATTGGCGGCGTGCCGTTACGTTGACGAAGTGGTTGTGTACAGCACAGAACAAGACCTCGTTGACCTCTTACTCATACTCCCAGTGGATGTCAGAATTCTTGGCATCGAATACGCAGATAAAGAGTTCACGGGTAAAAGTGAATGCGAGCTCCGATCCATCGCAATTGTCTTTAACGGTAGAGATCACTCCTTTAGCTCCAGTAGCCTACGTAAACGTGTCTATGATAGTGAGTCCAACAAAAGGGGACAACAATGAGTAATTTTTACGATTCATTCATTAGTAAATACCGTGTCAAACATGTACAAGTAAGTCGTGATCGAAATTATGCAACTATCAACTACGGTAGTTATAACCAAACTGCTAGTTATTACGCTGACCGCGAAGAATTAATTGAAATGGAACTCACACGTAGTGGGTTTGAAGATTTGGTCAAGATGGACAACGCAAGTGAAAAGGAATGGCAAGACCAGCGCGAAGAGGCATATCTACGTAGAACACACCCGGCAGTTGCAGAAGCATATAGTAAATACAAAATGTTATTGGAGTTATACAAATGAAACGAATTTTAATTATGGGTCTTCCGGGCTCAGGCAAAACATATCTAGCACAACATATACTCGGTCACTTGCAAGCTGAAAAGAAGAAAGTTGGTTGGCTTAACGCTGATGATGTGCGTAAGAAATATAACGATTGGGATTTCAGTAAAGAAGGCCGTATCCGTCAAAGTTTGCGTATGCGTGAACTAGCAGATAGTATGACAGGCATGGACTATGTTATCTGTGACTTTGTTGCACCTCTAGTAGAAATGCGTAACAACTTTAAAGCAGATTGGACTGTTTGGGTTGATACTATTGACAAGGGTCGATACGAAGATACCAACAAAGCATTCATCGCACCTGATGTTTATGATTTTAGAATCACTGAGCAACATGGTGAAAAATGGGGAGAGTTTATTGCTGCACATATCTTGGATGATCGCAGACGCCCAGAATTCGATTGGAAAAAAGAAACAGTACAAATGTTAGGTCGTTGGCAACCTTGGCATGAAGGTCATCGTAAATTGTTTGAACGTGCAGTTGCTAAGACTGGTCAAGTTGTTATCCAGATTCGTGACTGTCAGGGCTGGAATGGTTCAAATCCATTTGCCATTGAACAAGTAAAGAACTTTATCAAGCGTGATTTGGATATGCTTTATCAAGGTCAATACGAGATTCAGATTGTACCAAACATCGTGAACATTACATATGGACGTGATGTAGGATACAAAATCGAACAAGAAACATTTGATGATGCTACCCATAGTATCAGTGCTACAAAAATCCGAAGAGGGTTAGGGCTTGAGTGAAACAACTAAGCGTAGCTTAGTAAAGACTGTCAGTTGGAGAATAACTGGCAGTCTTGCTACGTTCTTGATATCATATATGATATTAGGAAATGTGTCTGTTTCCGGAACAATCGCACTAATTCAGTTAACTTTTAACACCATTCTATATTTTATTCATGAGCGAATTTGGAATAAAATTGCATGGGGTATAAAAAGGTAAATAAAGATAGCGGTCTCGGCGTCATCCCGCTATACAAACTCTGCTGCCTATGCTATAATTAACATAGGAGAAAACAATGGCAAATCAACTAGTAAGTTACAAATACACAAGTACTAAAGAGTACCACGATTCATTCCCTTGCGCTTATCGTCAATGGCGCGCGGATAGTCACTGCAATACAATTCACGGATATAGTTTCAGTATGAAGTTCTATTTTGGTACTGATGACTTAGATGTTCGCAATTGGGCAGCAGACTACGGTGGCTTAAAAGAATTGAAGAAGATTCTTGAAGATCAATTCGACCACACATTGTTAGTCGCAGAAGATGACCCTGAACTTGAAACATTCAAATTATTGCAAGAAAAGAAGATGGCTAAACTAACAATTCTTCCACGCTTAGGGTGTGAAAGTCTTGCAGATATGCTTTACAAATATGTTAATGGTGTTTACATCCCTGACATGTGGGGCGAAGGTGAAGCAAAAAGATTGTGGTGCTATCGTGTTGAAGTACGTGAGACACAGAGCAACATGGCTTTCCGTGAAGGTCATCGTGAATGGAATGAGGATTTACTTGCATGAGCGGTCGCTTCCTTTCACCTAAAGACCTAAGTGCTGCCAAGCATGAACGTGAGATTGTCAACAGTTTGCTCAAGCGCGGCGAAGTTAAAGCCGCAGAGCGTATCGTTAGAGAATATCACATTGTTTGCGGTTGCGGTGTGGAAGGATGCATCTTCATTCACTTACAACGTGACGAAACAGAAGAACAAAGAAAAGAACGATTAGGATATTAATGTCAAAAACAGTAGCAGTAATCGGGGCAGGTATCGCAGGACTAACAACTGCATACTACCTCGCAAAAAAAGGTTATAAAGTAGTTGTCTACGAACAAGAACGCTACTCAGCAATGAAGACTAGCTTTGCTAATGGCGGACAAGTATCAGTAAGCAACAGCGAAGTATGGACTACATGGAGTAACGTCAAGAAAGCTACTAAGTGGCTTTTTACTAAAGACGCGCCACTACTCATTCGTCCCAGGTTAGATTACAAACAGTGGAAGTGGATTCTAAAGTTCTTGTATCACACTGCGACAGGTGCATATAAGCGAAATACAGCATGGACAATTCGTGCAGGAGTTGAAGCACGTAAGTTGTATGACCAACTTGTCGAAGAAGAAGGCATTTGCTACGACCACTTGAAGGCAGGCATTGTTCACTTTTACAAAGATGAACAGTATTGGGATAATGCTAAACAAGTCAAAGAGATTTACAACGAAAACGGGTGTGAGTGGGACTTGTTGACACCAATGCAAGTTAAATTTCTAGATCCTGCATTGCAAGATATCAATGGAGTGATCGGTGGAACATTCACCCCAAGTGATAGCACCGGTGACATTCACAAATTCTGCCAGCAACTATCATTAGTATTGGCTAATAAGTATAATGTAGAGTTCAAGTACGAGTCAACTGTCACTGAAAAGTATGGCATGAACGCATTGACTGAACTGTTTGATGCAGTTGTAGTTGCTGCTGGAGTTGGTAGCGCAGAACTAGCAAAGCAAGTTGGTGACACTATTGATGTATATCCAGTCAAAGGATATTCAATCACTATCAACAACGTTGATCCTAAGTACTTGCCTAAGGTCAGTTTGCTTGACGATCAGGCTAAGATAGTTACTAGTTCATTGGGTAATAGATTCCGTGTTGCCGGTACTGCTGAGTTGACAGGTGAGAACTATGATATCACTAGAGACAGAATTGAACCTCTACTAAAATGGGTACATACAAACTTTCCCAATATCAATACAAGCGACTACTCACAATGGGCATGTTTGCGTCCAATGACACCTGACATGATGCCTATTACCAAACAGAGTGACAAGAATCCTAAAGTATACTATAATACAGGACACGGACATCTTGGCTGGACATTGAGTCCATTCACTTCTAAAACGGTAGCAGATTTAATATGAGTCAACTAAAAATTTCAGAGTTATTTTATAGCATTCAAGGTGAGGGTAGATACATGGGAGTCCCTAGTATCTTTCTCAGAACATATGGGTGCAACTTTACATGCGGCGGCTTCGGTATGCCTAAGGGAGAATTGAGTGTTGAGAGAGACAAAATTGATGCAGAGAGTTTTACAGAGTATAAATCCTTACCGCTTGTCAGCACGGGCTGTGATAGTTATGCATCTTGGGACCCTCGTTTCAAACATCTTAGTCCTGTGCTCAGTACCGATTCTCTTGCTGACAGTATGTGTGATTTACTTCCTCACAAGCGTTGGATGGATGAGCACTTGGTTATCACGGGCGGTGAACCGTTGCTCGGATGGCAAAGAGCGTATCCTGACTTACTTTCGCACGAAAGAATGAAACAACTGAAGGAGTTGACGTTCGAAACTAATGGTACACAGATGTTGTCTATTGATCTAAAGACATATTTGCATCAGTGGAAGATGAATCGTGAGAAGAATGCAATCACGTTCTCAGTTAGTCCTAAGTTGTCAATCAGTGGTGAGAAGTGGGAAGAAGCAATCTGTCCACCAGTAATCAATCAATATCAAGAAGTGGGCTTTGTTTACTTGAAGTTTGTTGTTGCCACAGAAGAAGATGCATTAGAAGCAGACAAAGCAGTAGCGGCATACAGAGCGCATGGATTCAGAGGTCCTGTTTACTTGATGCCTTGCGGTGGTGTTGAATCAATCTACACTATGAACGCACGTAGAGTAGCAGACGAAGCATGTAAACGTGGCTGGCGATATTCAGATAGATTGCAAGTGCCTTTGTTCAAAAACGAATGGGGAACATGATGCGTGAAGTATTTGAAAACATCGCAGAACAGTCGATGGTTCATATGCCGGGACAAACTGGATTACATACCCATGTATTCAGCTTAGAAAAGTTTGCTGAGTTGATCGTAAAAGAATGCGCTGATGTTGCAGGGTTTAATGACCCTAATGCATTTGTCAGTAGAAGAATTAAAGAACATTTCGGAGTTGAAGAATGAGACAAGTTGTAATAACAAGAAAGCAGTTTGAGAAACTAAAAGAAGTATTTGAGATGTATGATTTAGATCGGGTAATCATTACAGAAGATTCAAGCAAGGGTGGGGGTATTGGTGCAGTCACTACTATTGAGTTCGATCCAAAGCAATCTATCAAGATGGACATCACTGACGTTGAAAGTTGGTAATGAGAATATACGACAAACGCATCGGCTTCTTAGTAAGCTACCAAACTCTTATCCCTCATGGTGGTATTGGTCAGTTTGCTAAGAGTTTTTGTGAACTGATGGATAGTCATAATATCAAAGTCGATATCATCACTGATAAAGAACCTAAAGACAACGACTTTGTTAAGTCCTTAAAGGCTAACATTATCAGTCCTAAAGAGTCTTTACCGTACACTACACATAGTGGCATCTTTATGTACGGTGATACATTCTGCTATGAGCGTATGGCTAACTTTAGAAATGCAATCGTAGAAGCACTGGAACATAACTTGTATGATGCACTTATTTGCAACACATACGAAACTGTTCAGGTCGCTAGTACTATGGGTCTTGAAGACTGTATTCAAGTAATTGCGTACACTCATTTGGAAAGTCAGATTTTCAAAGATACTAAGAACCCGTTCTTGAATACAACTAATGATATGATGCGTAGACAACTTGAGTGTGATGGTCTATGGCTGGGTACACAGAGTAAGTTTAACTCGCTAGAACTAGAAGACAAAGGTGCATGGCATCTTCCTATCCCTATCAGTGAACCTGATCTTTTACAAGAACATCATAAACCTCGTGAAGGTGTGTTGTTCGTAGGTCGTTGGGAAGAAGGAAAGAATCCAGAACTGTTCTTAGACTTAATCGAGCAAACACGATTCCCTGCGAAAGTGATGACTAGTGCAAACGGTGCTAAGAAGTTTGAAGAACGATTAAAAAAGATAGGTGTACCTTATGAAATTAAGGTTGGTATCATAGGAAAAGAGAAAGTAGAATTCATGACCTCGGCACGTATCGCCTTCAATCCGAGTATCGTTGAATCATATGGTATGGCTTTCTATGAACAGCATATTCAATTACCTACTCTTGTGTTAGAGAACCAACGTTGGACTAAAAACTTCAATGATGAATTCTTTTACTATTGTAATAAAAAGAACATGGCTCAAAGGGCACAGGAACTCTATGGGTCGTTTGAGAAAGCAGAAACTTGGTATAACTTAGGTTCATTAGAACATGCTAACTTTATGGAAAAGCGTGTATTCGGCAAGTGGAATGATTGTTTCACTGAGTTTGTTCCCAAGCAATCTAATAGTAACACTGCTAAGATTTTAGAGAACACTACGGTTAAGTACAGTGAGTATATTGAGGGTCTAGGTCGTAAACTAATTTGCATTGATGACGCAAGGTCTGCACTTACTAATAAACATAAGTACAGAGTTATCTATACAGACAACGACACATACTTGTCAAAAGATCCATCATTTGAACCATTAGAGGAAGCAACGGGCTCAGACCTGTTTACATTCGCATGAAGAAAATACTAATCACAGGTAGTTCAGGTTACATCGGCAGTCATTTGTGCAAGATGTTAGAAGGCCAATATGAGATTCACGGGCTTGATGTAAACATGCCTAAAGCACCTGTTGATAGGTTCTACAAGCAAGATATCAATCGACTGTTTGAACCTGAAAGCGAGTATGATGCAGTGATTCATTTAGCGGCTCTCGTTCGTGTAGGTGAGAGTGAGCATATGCCTATTCAATATTACATCACTAATCTGAATGGTACGATGAACATTCTAAATCGTGTCAAAACGAAGAATTTCATTTTTGCTAGCACCGGTACTGCTGAGTATTGTCAGAGCGTTTACGGTACTAGTAAGCGCGCGGCAGAAGATGTTATACGTGAGTACTGCACTCTTAGGAACAAACAAGACTATTCAATCTTTCGATTCTACAATGTGATTGGTTGCGATGGATTCGCTCCTACTAATCCTGATGGGTTGATGTACAAATTGTTTGAGGCAACTGATACAAACCAGTTCACTATATACGGGAATGATTATGATGTATCACCTGATGGTACTTGTGTACGTGACTATGTTCACGTTAACGAAGTATGTGAAGCACTCAAATTGGCAATTGAGAAACCAGCTAATAAAATTGAATGTTTAGGGCATGGTGTGGGACACACAGTACGAGAGATCGTTAATGTATTTCAGAAAGTCAACGATATTGACTTTGATGTGGTGTACGGCCCAAGAAGAAAGGGTGACTTACCTAGCTCAGTGCTAGAAGATGTGTCACCCTATATGAAGAACTTGTATAGTATTGAAGAACTATTAAAGTTACCTTAATTACATTACAAAGACTTGACCTACTGAGCTAGACAATACATCATCAAACATGTATTGCATATCTCTTGCAAGAATTTCTGCCATGTCTCGTAAGTCTTCTGCTCCTGGTTGTGCAGACATACCCTTGGTGCTAGTACCCCATGCTTTTCTACCATAATCTATACGCTGCGGTAATGGGTTAAAGGTAACTTCACCAGTCTTTAGATATTGTGCAAATATCTCATACAAGAATTCGTACGGACGTTTGATCTGTCCGGTGCGACTGCTACGTTGGGTACCAAGTGCGTTGAATAGTGCGTTGTATTCTTGTGTTAGATCACCTTGCATGTCATGCTGTCTACCACTAGAGCGTGACTGTTTGCGATAGTAGTCTGCCAACAAAGTATTGACTGTGGTAAAGAAATGCTTTTCAGCTTCTTTCCATGTACTCCATCCTTGGTTACGCCTTGCACCTGCTTGAATCGCATGACCAAATCTATGTGCCATGATCCATGGAGTAATCATTACTTTGTCTGCACCACTGTTACCTACGAATACAACGGTAATAGCATCTTCACTGTCAGCTAGAATTTGCTTGGCATATTCAGGGCCAAACATTTGTTGTAATTGTTGCGCATTGACTGGACCAGTTTCAGCATATTTGCCAGTACCTGGAATGTTGCTGAAAAACAATCTGAAATCATATGGCGTTTGTTCAAAGAATTTTTCAGCCTTTAATTGATTAGTCTGGTGTTGAACTAGACGCTTATCAACTGCTTTAAATGGTCCTGGCTTCTCAAAGTCACCTATTGGGGTAAACTGTTTAAGAGCCATTTCATCTGTAATTTCTTCATCTACTTGTTTAGGAGCGGTGAGTATAAAACTTTGACCTTCTTGTTTCATAGTCCAGTCGGGTAGTAGTCGTTTAACCATTCTAGCATATAACCCTTGGCGCGAATCTTCCTTTGCACTGAATACCAATGTTCCTATTTTGTCTTTGTACTGGGCTAAAAATGATCGCATGATATCAACTACAGTACTCATGACTTCTGCTGAATTACCAGTGCCAGTTAGTCCAAATGCTTTGTCCCATTCTGCTTGTTCACGTTGTCTAAATCCAACTTCCCATATCGGATCTGGTCCATATGCATGAAACACATATTCAACATCTCCAATGTCAAAGACGGCAACAGCTTCTTCGCTACCTCGAAACGTCCATTCCCAGTTTTTACCGGGTTGAAATAGTTCGTCTAACTTTTCGTCTTCCCAAACGTATGCATCCTCACCACGATGCTTATCCCAGAAGCCGGCTCCGGCTTTAGTCTGGTCGTGACTTCTATTGATGACATAGCCTTCACTTTTTAGATAGTCATACATCGACTTGGCAATGCCCTTGTTGCGATATTCATCGTTGACCCAAAGATCCTGTGGATATAGTTCTTCGTTTTCTTTTACGAACTTAACATAAGCTAGTGGATTTTTAGTAATAGGCTCGAACGCCTTCATAATCAATGCACGGTCATTGAATGCGTACTTCAACGTCAATCCATTGTACTTAGCGTTTTTAGCTTCTTCGGTGATGAATTCAGTAGCTCTCATTATGCTGGTCCAGTCCAGATAGCGTATAAGCCAGTAGATGAGTTGAAGTTACCGTATACAGGATTCAATTTGGTTTTAACGTATGCTTCTAATTCTGTACCTGTTGTATTTGGCTTAACGTCAAACGCAAAGAATTCTTCATCATATTTTCCACGACCAATATATTGTCCACCTAATTGACCCATGACAGTATCGATTATTTGGTTCGCTTGTTTAGTGGACCTCATATCATTTATTCTTGGATCAGCATCTAACTCGTCTTCTTCGAACTTGATATAACCCTTCATTTCTACTCCGGGGATGCCAGCAAGACTGACCCAGTTTCTACGACCACCGGGCGTTTGACTTGATCCTGCGACTAATGGACGCTTCATGATAGTTAACACGATACCATACAATGCTTTAGCAAGACCTACACCACGGTAATCTTCATCTACAGTGATAGTGTCAACTTGTACTGCACCTTTTAATGGGAAATCATTAGCATTGCTAACTGACAACTTGCCGATCAATTGACCTGGTGTATTCAAATCACGTTGTGCTCTTTGCCAATCCCAAAGTCTACGGTCGTAACTGAAGCTCGACTCTCTTTGGCCACGCACTGGTTTAGGTTGAACACCTCTTTCTTTTTGAGCAATAAAATCTTTACCGTTTGGATCCCAAAGTTTGATATCAGTACCACCCCAACGACCCTCACTAGTAGAATAAAGAAATCCACTACCACCTGGTAGTTTCTTTACCTGCTTGCCAACTTGCTTATCGTATAGACTTTCTTTGCCGCCTGCATAGTCATTTGGACGTAATCTTTCGATTTCGTCTAGTTCTTGTGTCTCATTTAGAAATTCATTTGCTCTCATAATTCTTGCCCCAGCGAGTGTTGATTACATTCCAATTGATGATCTTCCACTGCTCTTTTAAGTATTTAGTTTTGTTCGATTCGTAGTCAAGCAACCATGCATGTTCCCACCAGTCTACTAACAATAGAATGTCATCACGAACATCGTGGTTCTTGATAGTCTTGATGCTACCATCAGTAGCTAAGTATACCCAGCCACTGCCTTCAATCTTCATTGCTTCTTCTAGAAACTTGTCTTTGAAGTTGTCCCATGATTTGTAACGAGAGTTGATTAGTTTTTCAACGGGACCATTTGGTTTGTTATTGTTTCTGACTTCACGAAACTGAGTAAACAATAGATTGTGTAAGAACGCGCCTGCGTAGTTAAACTCTCTATCGCCCTCTTTCTTGTTGTATCGTTCAGCATAGCCATGCGCTAACTTGCCATAGTGCAAGTCTAGTGTGTCTTTCGACAACACAGGACTTACATCTTTTGGCTCAAAGTTAAGAGCGATGATTTCTATATCTTGAGGCTTTGACTTATCCTCAAGTAGCTGAATCAGATCACGCATCTTAGTGTCTCAACAACAATGTGCTTAGTACGTTAGGATCGTTAGCACTGATATCACCTTCACCTGGAGCTACAATAACGTTGTACTTCATACCAGCGACTTTAGGCTTGCTTGTATATTCGTCATATGACAAGATACTTGATGGGCTGATGTTGTATGCTTGTGCAATACGCTGTTTCATTTGCTTCAATGCTTCTGGGCTAGCAGGTTGCCATTGACCAGCAGGTCCTTTAGCTAAGTTACCCTTCTCGTCTTTAGCTAACAAGTCATAGAATAACTTCTCAGGAACGATACGACTATTCTTAGTTTGTTCTAAGTTAGGATCTTGTGCTTTAACTTGTTTCTCTTGACTTGAGCTTGCGCCTTCTGACCAGTTGATGATAAAGTTGTCTGGCTTCTTAGCTAATGCAGCACCAGCCATCTTTGTGTAAGCATAGAACTTAACATCAGGATGCTTTGCAGCCATCTTCAATGCTAAGTCTAGATATTCTGGACTAAAGAAATCACCAGCATCATGCCAGCGAACTGTTACATTCCAACCACCAGGGAACTTCTTATCACCCTTTTTACCTGCTTCAGATTCTTTTGTAATCTCTGCACTTAGTTGATTGAAGAAGCCATCTGGATCATTCAATAGATATGTTAAGATACGGCCATCACTTTGCCAAGCATTCTTAAACTGAACCTTACCGCCCTTCATAGCGAAGCAATCAACTTTACATGAACCAGCGCCTGGGCATGTGTTTACAATGATTAGGTTGTTAGTTTGTTCGTCTAATGCAATTCCCGTCAATGCTGCGAAACCAACGTTGAAGAATTGTTCAAACTCTCCGTTAGAATGCTTCATCTTTTCGTTCTGCTTTAACAATGCTTTAGGACGAATTGCTAGCGTCTTTTTAATAGCATCTTCACTGTAAGTCTTGCCATCAGGACTCAAGTATGTGATAACACTTGAACGATGGATATAGGGCATCTTGTACTTGTCTGTCTTTGTTTTACCAGTGACATACTTCTCGTTGCCCTTCTTGTCTACTTTAACGTTACCAGCTTTGTCTACGTCAGGAGTACCTTGAATACGTTTCATGTAGTCTTGAAACTCTTGGCCACCTAAGTCACGACTTTGTGCTGGCAGTTTAGTTGCTTCTTCTAAGCCAGATAGTTTACGAATTCTTGCTAGGTGTTCTTCACCTTCAGATACACCTTGCTCATCCAGTCCGCGTTTTTTCATTTCACGATCTAATACACGCTTTTGCAATCCTCTTGGGCTATGCGGACTTGTAGTATCATCACCACCGAACGGGAAACTTGATTTAACAGGACGAGCTAATTGCTTTACAGTTTTGTCATCATAGCCTTTGTTACGTGCCACTAATTGTCTTGGTGTATCTTTAGCCCCAGGTAACAATCTTGGGTCATCGTCCGGCACATCATTTAACTGCCCCCAACCCTGCATACCACGCTTGACGCTCTTGACTCCGCGCTTAATAGTATCGCCGATGCCTTCCTCCACACCTTGACTTCTACGCTGTAATTCAGCTTGTACACGCTTGACCTGACTACCTTCACCCGGCACTGATTGCTGACTTTGTTTAGCAAGATATGCTTTGAGTTTGTCAGTACTGACACCACTCAAGTCTTGATGTTTGGGATACCCTTCATCAACTTCTTCACCTGCCATATCACCTGCTTTAGCAACAAATTGCTGAGGTGTCATTACTTGAACGCCATTAAACGCTCCGGGTAGTTTTGGCGTTGCGCCTTCGTATAGTTCTTTGAAGTTCATTTCAATTCTTTCTTTTTTGTTGCTATATATTGTTCGGCGATCATTACCAATTCTTGTAGTTGTTCTACTGATTCGCAGTTCCAACGGCGCAATGCTTTGTTGATTGGGCTATCCGGATCTCGTTTAGTCTTAGCACTTGCATGAGCCTTTTTCATTCCACTCATACGTGCGCAGAAACTCTTACGGCGTTTTGCACTCTTAGAGCCCTTCTTTAATTTTGAAGGCTTAGTTGTGACAGCGGTCTTTAGTTTAGAACCTGGATTCTCACGGCGATAGGCTTTGACAGCCTTCTTGCTCATACCGTCAGTTTTGTCCTTTTTGTTGACCTTTTGCCAGTCTTCTGAGACATCTTGCTCTTTTTTGCTAATAGCAATGGCAGCTTGTTGTGCTGGATTGGCTGCTTCATTTGCTGCATCTTTGAAATCTTGTGCAGAAGGCGCGCCCTTACTTCCTGGCTTACGCATCTTCTCACCGGAACCGTTTTTAATGCGGTTTTGTTTAGCGTGAATGTTTGCCCATAAACCGGGTTTTTTGCCCTCATTGATAAATTCATTGATTCTCATAGTTGTATCCGTAAATAGTTGACATAAAAACACAGATGTGTTATAGTATTATATTATTTATCACTTTGGACTCTTATGCACTCTTTTGACCTTAACACTAAACGTATCGGTTTTGCTTGTAAATTCGCTGAAATTAACAAGAAAGGCGAGATTTCCAGTGTCGAAGGCTTGAACACAGGTGGTACTACACTTGCTTGGGCAAAGCGTAACAATCGTCCTGCAGTCGAACAAAAAATCATCGATGTTGCTAAGACCAATATTGTCAACACTCATGCACTGATTAAGAAAGTTGCAACACTTCCCGAACCCCTGCGTATGTTGCGTATCACATCGGACATGTTGTCGTTCTATACGCATGAAGATTACACAGACTTCTGGCAAAGTCAAAACACTCAGGATTCACTTGCTCGTTGGTTCGCACCTCTAGGTGAGACTGCACGACAAAACAACGTTCGTCTTTCGTTTCACCCCGATCAGTTTGTGGTTCTTGCAAGCGACCGTGACGAGGTAGTAAATAAGAGTATCGAAGAATTTGAATATCACGTTGACATGGCTCGTATGATGGGCTATGGTAAACAGTTTCAAGATATCAAAATCAACGTACACATTTCTGGTCGCAGAGGCCCTCAGGGTATCAGGGATGTTTTTGGCAAGTTGTCACCTGAGGCACGAAACACACTAACACTCGAAAATGAGGAATACACACATGGACTATCTGACTGCTTATCATTATCTGACCTCGTCCCTACGGTCTTGGACATTCACCATAATTGGATTCGTGAGGGAACCTATCTTGACTGCAATGATGATCTTGTTAAAAAGGTTATTGATAGTTGGAGGGGCATTCGTCCTACTCTCCATTACAGTGTTTCTCGGGAAGATGTACTTACTCAACATCCCGGACACATCTTACCCGATCATGGTGCGTTGATTGCCGCAGGTCATAGCAAACAGAAACTTCGCGCACACTCAGACTATTACTGGAATGATGCAGTAAATGATTGGGCACTGTCATTCTATGATAAATTCGATATGATGTGCGAGGCTAAAGGTAAGAACTTGGCCAGCTTTAAACTATATGAGAAAGTAAAATAATGGGACTATTTGATAAACTATTTGGAAAGAAAGAGACTCCAGAACCAGCGCCAGCTCCTGTAATGCCTAAGGTAAAGAAACCACGCAAGCCTAAGGAAAAGAAGGTTACACCTGAGTTAACTGCTAAAGAGAAAGCAACTGCCGCAGGAGATCCCTACGTGAATATATTGGGTATGGATATCGATCCTAACGATATTAACTCAGGTGCATTCGAACTAGATTGGAATGACAAGTTCATTCTTAATTTGATTCGTGCTGGTTACAAAATGAAGGATGACGAAGCTGATTCAGTCATTGTGGATCGCTGGTTCCAAACAATTTGTCGCAATGTAGCACTCGAAGTTTATGAACAACAACAAGCTGATCCAACTAATCGAGATATGCGTATGGTTAGAACAAAAGATTTGGGTGACGGAAGAACAGAGATTAGTTGACAATTAATCGTTTCTGTCGTATAATAAGGTTGTGCATTGAATAATATTCTTTGCACAGCCTAAATTTTATTACAGAAAGGAAAAATTATGGCAACACCTACTTATAAGTTCACTTGGGTTCCTAACTCAAAACAAGTCACCCCGACAGATCGCCCAACAAATGAACTGGATCAGAAACCCGGCTACGTTGACGCTAACGGCATTGATGCACTAGCTAAACTCTTTATCGGTAGCCCAGAGTATACACAACTCCAACAGATTTTGGAATCTGCTGATTACAAGACTAGCCGCAAGGGCAAGCCTCAGCGATACAACCAAATGCCTAAATTGAAACGAATTAAAATTCGTCACCTGTTGTCTGCACTTGCAGTACAACGAAAAATTGATTTCGATCACCTCATTCGAATCATCACTACTTGGGACTCCCGTCGCCCAGCAACGATTAACGTAATCAAAATGCCCAAGAGCGATGTTTGCTACATCACTGACGGACAGCACACTGTATTGGCAATTGCTCTCCGAGCAAAGTTGGGATTGTTCCCTGATGTGGATCCCGCAGATTGGCTGGACTTGCAAGTAAACTGTCAAGTCGTTGAAACTAGCGATTTCAGTTTTGCACGTGAACACTTCTTGGGTATCAACGGGGAAGACAAGAAACCAATCATCCCGTTCGAAACACACAAGATTCATGTATTCGGTAAACGTCTGGATTCACCGAATAAAGATACACAAGAAAAATACGAAATTGCAAACCGCATCCAAACTGAATTGGAAGCTTGGAACTTGTTCCCTGTTCATCCTGATAGTCCTGAGCGTTTCAAAGCAGGTGCAGTAGTTCATAGCAACTTGCTGACAAAGTTGGAAGTCGCTGATGTTCGTTTCTTCGGAGAGAATCACGCTACTTACTGGCCACAGGAACCGCTCGATGCTATCGAAATGCTTCCCTTCCAAGAATTGCGTAAGAAACTTGCAAAAGAAGGAGCAGACTTCACTGCACCTGAATTCAAAGAATTCATGCGTGATATCAACGCTTTGGTCAAGGAAGTTGCAGGTGGATGGCCTGAGTTCAAGAATTTGACACAAGCACTGTACCCAGCATACTACGAAGATGCATTCGGTGATAAGCCTGCAGGCTGCCCTAAAGATGCTTCACTTGTATTGCTGATGCAATTGTATATCAAAGCCGGTGGCACATATCAGTATGTACCAAAGAGTTTGTACACTCGCTACTGCGAAAACAATACTAACATGTTCAAGAAACTTAGCCCTGCACAGAAGGACAAATTCAAATGAGCATGATGCTTTATGTTGCCGAGGTGTACGGCAAGATTAAACCTGGTATCACCAAGAAAGCTAAGTCTCGCATCATTTCATATGATAAGGGAAACAACAACCCTACGGTTCATCACTTATATGTAGCAGTGGATGGGTATGATGAACACGTGAAAAACTGCGAGAGTTATGTAATGAGGGAATTGTTTCCCTTCTTGGAAAATCCTCAAGGTAATCACAAACCAAGTGAGTATGTTGATCCAAAACACACTAATGTCACCGCGGACTATGTGCGTGACTTGGTTGAAGATCGGATCAAATGTCACCCACTGAAAATGAAACGAGTTAAGCAGGTGTTCTTGCCCATTACTCGATACAACATGAAAACGGTTGTAGACGGTATTAAGAATTTTCCGGATAAGTATCTAGAAGATATCGCTTGACAATAAACCCAAGTAGTCGTATAATTATACGACTACTTAAGGACACACATGAAATACGCACTAATTGACACAGCTAACACATTCTTCCGTGCCCGTCACGTAGCATCACGTAACAGTGATGCTTGGGAGAAGGTGGGGATGGCACTGCATCTTACTTTTGCATCGGTCAATCAAGCTGTCCGTCGTTATGGAATCGATCATGTCGTATTCTGTCTCGAAGGCCGTAGCTGGCGCAAAGACGTTTACGAGCCGTATAAGAAAAATCGTATCGTTGACGCCATGTCCGTCACTGAGGCTGAAAAAGAAGAATCGGAAATGTTCTGGGAAACATACGAAGCCTTCACAACCTACATCAAAGAGAAGACCAACGTAAGTGTATTGCGTCATCCTCAGGCAGAGGCTGATGACATGATTGCTCGATTTATTCACTTGCACCCAGATGACACGCACTATATTATTTCCACTGATACTGATTACGATCAACTTATCACTGACAAAGTGTTCAGATACAATGGCGTGGGCAATGAACTTGTCACCCTCGACGGTTACTTTAAAGAATCAGGTAAGCCCGTACTAGACAAGGAAAAGAAACCCAAGCTGCTTGAGGATCCTGAGTATCTGCTTTTCCTGAAGTGTGTCAGAGGTGACGCAGGTGACAACGTGTTCACTGCATATCCCCGTGCTCCCGAAAAAGGTAGCAAGAATCGTGTGGGTATTCGTGAAGCATTTGAAGACCGTCACAAACAAGGTTTCAATTATAACAATTTTATGCTCCAACGCTGGACTGACCATAATGGTGTTGAACAACGGGTGCGTGATTGCTATGAACGCAATAAAATGCTAATTGATTTGAAGGCACAGCCCGATAATATCAAAGAGGCATGTGATACTTCTATCAAAGAATCTGTAGCAACTAAACAAGTTGGACAGGTGGGCATTCACTTTATGAAATTCTGTGGCAAATATGATCTTACGAAAATCTCTGAGCAAGCTGAAACTTATTCTAAGTGGCTTAATGCACCGTATCAAGGGAACCTTAATGAATGATTTAATTGAGAAGCAATTGTACTTGGGTATTGTTGCGGTACTCAAGGATCAGAAGTTATATTACGAATCTCAAATCGGTGGTAAAGGTGCTTATAATCACTTTCAAGATGGTGGCAAAGAAGCATTGTTATTGTACATCGAAACAATGGCACCACTGATTCTGAAAAACGAACGTGAGAAACTTGACAAACGTGCCAAAGAACTAATGTGGGAAGATTTGAAAAAATGACATTCACTACTCCAGAAAATCGTTTCAAAGAGATTAACCGGGACGATGCACACTTTTACATGACTGATGGTATCAAGTTGGTACCACGTGCAGGTCTAGAAATTTCAAGACAATGTCCTCGTGAATATCAATTGATCCTAGCTGACTGCATTGATAGAGGCTGGGTCAAGCCAGTTGCATATATCAAGACTAAAGAACTATTTTGGGAAGTACTCGAATCATGAAGAAGATTTACTACGAAAAGAAGGGACGTAAGTACGTTCCGGTAGCAGAATATGACAATGACTTCTTGGATAGCTTCACTAAAGGAAATCACCTTGTTATGAGTTATCCCGGTGGCACGAGTCGGCGTTACAATATTGACCCTGCGTATGCCCCAATGATCGCCGCGGCACGTGTAGCAGAGGATGCAATTTGCACTGCCATCAGTAAGGCTAGTGAACTCAGACCACAACGTACCTTACTCACGGAAGGTCAGAAGAAGGCTTGGGAACATTTAGCAAAAGAACTAGGTGATGAACTTGCTACTCTCAATGGGTTGTGTATCCGTGATTGTGCAGAAGCAGGAATCAAAGCTATGCAAGAGGAAGCAAACAAATTGCTTACAAATCCAGCAGTCAAAAAAGCGTATGACCATTTTCTCTTAGTTGCTGAGTTGACTAGAGAAGAAAAGGTTGACAATTAATCCACGTAGTGCTATACTACGTGTTCACTTTCATTAATCCTTAAAGGAGTTTTTATGTTTACATTGTTTCTTGCTGCCATCGTAGGCATTGCGATTGCAGTTGCTGTTTTTGTACTCACCAAGAGTAAGTTGGGTATTTTGGGCGGTGCTCTGTTGTTTGCACTGGTCTTTATTTTCGAGTCATTCACGGTTATTTCAGCAGGACATACTGGTGTTCAAGTAACACTAGGTGAGGTTAATCCTCAGCCGTTGACTGAAGGTGTTCACATGGTGAACCCGATTAGTCAGGTCAAGGATGTTGATGTGCGATTGCAGAAGGCAGAGTTGAAGGGTGCTAACGCAGGTACTAAAGACTTGCAGGTTGTGCATACTGACATTGTTGTTAACTTTCGTCTTGATCCTGCAAAAGTCCCACACATCTATAAAGAGTATGGCTTGAACGTTGATGAAAAAGTTCTTGGCCCTGGCATTAACGAAGCGTTTAAGAGTGTGACTGGTCACTATACAAGTGAAGAATTGGTTACTAAGCGTGATTTGGTTAGTCAAGAAATTCTGACTCATTTGGTTTCTAAGATGGCTCCGTTTAACATCACAGTCAGTAACATTAGCTTGGTTAACTTCGGCTTTAGTCCTGAGTATCAGAAAGCGATTGAAGCTAAGGTGATTTCAGTTCAACAAACTGCTAAGGCACAACAAGACTTGGAACGTATCAAGGTTGAGGCTGCAAGTCGTATCGCTCAGGCTGATGGTGAAGCTAAAGCTATTGCGATTCAAGCGGCAGCTATTCAGTCAAATGGTGGTGCAAACTACGTGGCATTGCAATGGATTGAAAAGTGGAATGGTGCTCTCCCAAGTACAATGCTTGGTGGCGACACTAAAACACTGATGAACATCGGTAAGTAAAAAGTATACAGTGAAAAGCGGTTGACAAATAATCGCTTTTCCTGTACAATTGATCTATCAATTAACTCATGGAGTCTTTATGAAAAAGTTTCTCGCTACTCTTATTCTCGGCGTTGCTAGTTTGGCAGCACATGCTGAGGCAACATTCGATCAGATTCAAATGCTGATCCAACAACAAAATTACTCTGCCGCAGAAAAGGGTCTTGAGGAAATCATTCGCAATCACCCCAAAAGTGCTAAAGCATTCTATGCAATGTCTCAGGCACAAGCAGGTCTAGGCAATCAAGAAAAAGCAAAGAAGGCTCTTGATATCGCTACTGGTCTGAACCCCACACTTGACTTTGCCCCACAATCTAGCGTGGCAAGTCTTAAAGAAGCTATCACCCCTCAAGTCAAAAAGATTGAGTCCATTGAGGAATCTCACACTGGTCGTAATCTGTTGATTGTTTTGCTGGTTGTAATTGCCGGTGGTACTGCATACATCCTCTACAATCGTAAAAAGGATGAGGAAGAAGCTGAACGTCAAGCACAATTGGCAAAAATGAAGGCAGATCGTGAGTCGGAGATGGCTCGTCAACGTGAACGTGAACGTCAGGAAGAAGCTGAACGTCAAGCATTGCGTCAACATCCTAACTATGGTCACGAACGTTTCGACCCTACAAACCCTGACACATTGCTCCCCTTGCCCAAGAAAAAGACTAAGGCAGAACTCAAGGCAGAAGCTGATGCGGTGGCGATTCGTGAAGCTGTTGCC